AAAGTTTTATATAATGTTCTTTCTAATATTCATATTTCCGAGTATAAAAATAATACAACATTTGAAGAAATTTTTATAAAAATATACAATATTTGTAAAGATATTAAAGGATTAGGGTTACTAACTATATATGATATAACATTATCTATATGTCGTGAATATTCTATACATATTGATAATGTATATATTATTGGAAATGGTCCAAAAAGAGCAATTACATTATTGAAAATAAAAACTAAAACACAAATACTTGATAAAAATATTCAATTACGATATACAACAATACCTGAGATAACACACGCTTTTACATTATATTCTTATAATATAGATAAAAGTATAAAAGATACCATAAATGGTGATATTATGGAGTCATATTTATGTAATTGGCAGAAAGGAATAAAATAAAAAAATTGAATTTTTATATAAATATTTATATATATTATTATGTATTATTATAAAAATAATGAGTATAAGAAATGTTCGAGAATCTACAAAAAAAAAGATTGCTGGTAAACAATATTATAAATGCGCTAATGAACCAAGTATTATATTATATAATTTGAAAAATTATAAATGTCCAATGTGGTTATTATATAATGGGTCATTTGACGAAAGTGGTTATGAAATTGATCATATTAAAGAATTTTCTATATCGCATAATGATATGGAAAGTAACTTACAAGCTCTGTGTGTATCCTGTCATCGTGTAAAAACAAGAAACTTTATGCATAATATACCAAGAAAACCCAGTGTTGATTATAAAGAATTAAGAAAACCTAGTGTTGATTATAAAGAATTAAGAAAACCTAGTGTTGATTATAAAGAATTAAGAAAACCTAGTGTTGATTATAAAGAATTAAGAAAACCCAGTGTTGATTATAAAGAATTAAGAAAACCTAGTGTTGATTATAAAGAATCAATATATGAAGATAATACAGAAACTGAGTATTCAATATATGATAAACTTTTTGTATAAAAAATTGATTTATACAATATATATATATATTCTATTATAGTAAAAAGTTATCATTTAATTATATTATACTATGTTATCTACTCTATTTAAGAGTACAATTACTAACTTATATAATTCTATTGATAGAGCAAAAGTATATGATGAAAAAAGAAATGATAAAAATGATAAATGGGGTTACCAGTCTTCTTTTAAGTCAATTATAATGTGTTTTAAGAAAATTGATCGTAATATTATTTCAGAATCAGATGCCAGTCAGTATAATAATTATATTATTCATGGGATATTACGAGATACAAATAGACTAGAGGAACATATAAAAAATATGTTTATGGACAACACTAAAAGAATTGATTATATGGAACAATGTAATCAAGATATTATAAAATCATTAATACTTTGTTGTAATAAAAAATATACAATCGAAAAATCTTTTTATAATACTATTAAAAGCGACTCTCTTACTATATATTATATATTATTACTAGAAATACATACAAGAGTCATGCTTCAGAATATATATTTTATATGGAAATCAAATATAGAATTATATATGCCAGATTTTATTATATGTAGTAAATTATTACTAGATTATAATATAAAACTAACACCATATATGGATTATGAGTCTCTTGTATCAAATATTATGTATATATATAATTCTAACAAAGATAAATATACTGATATTTTTACAATAAATACATTTTTTGAAAAACTAGTTACAAAATATAAGAATATTAATCTTTTTACTATTTTTAATACTCAAAATAATAAAAATATTAGTTCTAAAAAATATACACAAACTCAATTATTAAAGGTAAAAGTAGGTGGGTTAAAAGATTTATGTAGAAAGGAAGGTATAAAACTTACTTCTAAAATGAGAAGAATTGACTTAGAAAATGCATTATTATCCCTTTGATTATATTATTTTTTAGATAAATTTTTTTATACAAAAATAGTTTAGAAATCCACAGAATATTTTACAAGAATTTCGAAATTCTTGTTATTGTATAAAAAATTGAATAATAGTATAAAGTATTGTTATTATATGTATAAAAAAGATACGAATTACCTTGTATAATCTATCATTTCCTAATTATGTCCGATGTTGGAGAAACATACAATTATATATATATTCTTATTAAACATGAGCATATAAAGGATAGGATACGAAAGATTGGTTGTACCAATAATATTTCAAGAAGGAAACAAGAGTATAAAACAGGAAATCATTTCCCTGTATCGTTTGAAGGATATTTCAAGATACCCTCTAGATACAATATATTCGAGGTTGAAAAAACAATCCATCGTGATTTGAAAGACTTTTCTGTATTTCAAAAAGATGGTGGAATGGAATTTTTTCAATGTAAAACAAATACACTCGAAATGGTCAAGAATGTATTACTCAATCATAAGATAGAAGCTATTATGGTAGATAAAGACGATGTTGTTGCGAAAGGGTGTGATACGAGGGAGGAAGAGAGAAAATATACTGATTTCGAAGTCGATAGAGTATTTACTAAAATTAATCCTTATCCTGTTATTTTTAAAGAAGATAAACATAAAAAACTAAGATATTATCAGAATGAAGCACTTTCTATTATGAATAATAATAATTTTGGTAAATTAATTTTACCAACAGGTGCGGGGAAAACTGTAATTTTTATGGAGTACCTTTTTCATAAAACTGGATTATTGCTTATAATTGTCCCTAGTATCATTTTAGTCGAACAAACATATAAAAAAGCAATAGAAAAGGGTTTTAAAAATGTGTATAAGGTTTATTCAAAAAGTAAAGATGATATTGACATTACAAGAAAAGAAACAGAATCTATTTTAATTATAACTACATATCAAAGTTCTAGTAAGGAAACAAATAAACTTTTGAAATATGATTATGAAACAATTATTTTTGATGAATGTCATAGAACTTCTTTAAGTAGTATTAATGAAAAAGAAGATTTAGGTTGCTTCCAAAAATTTCTAAATTATAAAAAAACAATAGAAAAGTTTTTTTTTACAGCAACAGAAAAAATTGTTTATACAAGTGATTTAAAAGAAGATGAATTTATTTCCAGTATGTCAGATAATGATTTATATGGAAATGAACTTTTTAGATTTCCATATAAAGAAGCCATAGAAAAAGGTTTTCTTTGCGACTATAATATCGAAATTATTGATACTGAAAAAAAAGAAATGGCTCTTCTTAATTATTTAAAACTACAAAAAGGATATAAAACGTTAATATATTGTTCTTCAACAAATATAGCTAAACAAATTTATGATTATTTAAATGTTTCTAATATTGAAAATGTATTTTATCTTGACTCAAATGAAAAATATTATAAAATAAAAAATGGTTCATTTGAAATAGATCCTATATCAAAAAAAAAAGTTACAATATTAGAAAAATTTGAATTATGTGATAAAGTTTCCATACTTGTTTTATGTAAAATGTGTATTGTGGGATATGATTTTCCTCCAATTGATAATGTTATCCATTATGACATTACAAAAAGTTCAATTGAACTTTTTCAAAAAAACGGAAGAGCTCTTCGTCTTTATAATGGAAAACAACGTACTCTTTTATCTTTTTTTGTTTTAAGAGATAATAAAAAAGATGAAGAATCTATAAAAAAATGTATGTCTGATATTATTAGAAATGATCCAAGACTTGAAGTAGAAGCTAAAAGGATACAATTAAATAAAAATAAAAAAAATATTCAACGTTTTAATATATTATCAGATGGTTATATATCAGATTTTAGCATTTCTACATATAATAAATATGTAAATCTTATTTGTAATAAAAAATTCTCATATCAAGAAGTAAAAGACCTTGTTAAAAATTACAATATTAAAACAAAAGAAGAATATTTTCAAAAATCATTAGAAGATTATAATTTGCCAAAAAATCCAGAAGAAGAATTTAAAGGTTATTTTAATTGGATTGATTATTTTAATCTTAACAAAGAAGATTATTATACATTAAAAGAGTGTAAGAAATATTCGAAAGAATATTTAGAAAAAAATCCAGAACTTAAAAAATGTTATTTATTAAAGCCTTCTAAAATTACGAAAGAATTATATACAATGAACAAAAAATTCCCACCACATGATTTATGGTGTGAAATATATCAACAAAATACAATTAAAGATATTATTCATAAACATGATAAAAAAAGTTTATACGATTATTAAGTATTTTTTACTTTAAAATTTTATTTATGGTTCGTAAAATACTTAAGTATTTTTTACTTAATATATTATATAGTGTATAAAATGAAAACCTATAATTGTGGATTTTGCAAAAAAGAGTTTAAACAAAAAATTGATTATTTAAGACATCGGGATAGAAAAACACCATGTATAAATATGGCAACACTTAATATGTTATCAATGCAAAAAATAAAAAATGACTCGGATATGAAGACATTGAGAACTTTTTATTCTAAATGTTTTAATATTTTACGAGACAACGAGCTTCTAACGGGAGATAAGGCTTTAAGAAATTTATCATATTTGTTAATTTTAAAGTTAATGGAATCAAAACTAGAAGAAATAAATTTTAGAGGTTATGATGACTATATATTTGATATAGAAGACGACGAAGAAATTGAGGAATTATTTAATTTAACAAGATTTAGTTATCTTGGTAAATCTAAAGAACTTAATATTCGATCTCAATTAAATGCTGTATGGGATCAAATTTTATCTCAACATCCAAAAACTAAAGAAATTTTTATAAGAAAAAAAGGATTTGATATAAAATATACAAGAACATATACAAAATTAATTGAAGAAATATCTAAGATTAATTTTTCTATTATTGATCAAGATGTTCAAGGAGAAGCATATGAAGATATTTTAAAAGATACTCTAAAAGGTAAAATCTTAGGTCAGTTCTTTACACCTCCTATTATTAAAAAATTATGTGTTGATTTAGTAAAACCTAAAATAACACAAGATGGTAAAACGGAAACTATTTTTGATTTAGCTATGGGACCAGGTGGATTTTTACTAACTGCTGTTAAATACTTAGAAAAAGAAGCAACATATAAAAATATAAAATTAGATTGGGACTTTATTTCTAATGAAGGATTGGGGGGTATTGAAGCAGAACCCGATACTTTTCAATTGGCAAAATCAAATATGCTAATTTCTACTGGAAAATTATGTGATAATATTCATCTGGGAAATTCTATTAGAAATACAATTGAAGGAAAATATGATATTGTTCTTACAAATCCACCTTTTGGAATTAAAGGTCTACATTACTTTGATATTGAAAATGAAAAAAGAGATATATATTTACCTATAAAATCCAATTCTGCTGTTCCATTATTTATACAAGCAATTATTTACATTTTAAAAGTAAATGGTAGATGTGCTGTTGTTTTACCCAATGGTCAAGAATTGGATAGTAGTAATCAAGACTTGGTGGCTGCCCGAGAATATCTAATGAAAACATGTGATTTAAAAGAAGTTATTTGTTTACCAGCAGGTATTTTTACACATACATCTATTAGAACTTGTATTTTTTACTTTGTGAAAAAGAAGGAATGTAGTTCTATTTTGAAAACTGAAATTACTTGCTCTAAAAAAACAGGGAAAGAAACAAAAAGAACTTACGAGTTTTCTAAGTCTCATTCAACTAAAAGTGTTAAGTTCTACGAATGTAATCCTCATACAGATTTTAAAGAATTAAAAGCAGATGTTCCGATTGAACAAGTTGCTGGTAATTCATACTCATTAAATTATAATGATTATCTGGAAGATAATGATGAAAAGTATGAAGATACAGAAGAAATTAAATGGATGAAATTAGGGGATGTTTGTGAATTAATAAAAGGCAAGCATTCGTCAAACAAAACAAAAACATTATCATCTTATCCGTATAGATTTATTACAAAAAAACGAAAAAATATAGAATATTGTAACTTTTTTGATATTGAGAATGAAAATATATTTATATATAGAGCATTTAATGGTAATGGGTATTTTGGAATTTCCTTTTATGATGGAAAATGTGCTTTTAGTAATTTAATATATTTAGTAAAATTAAAAAATACAATAAATACAAGATTTTTTTATTATTGGTTACTAACAAAGCGTCTCCATATACAAAATAATATGGGAAAAGGTGTTGCAAATAAAGTATTAGATAAAAAATTATTTAATAAAATCAAAATCCCTATTCCTTCACTCGAAAAACAACAAGAGATTGTAGAACAATTAGACTTTCTAAATGAAGAGTGTAATACCACTGCAACAGAAAGAATTGCACAACTCAAAAGAAAGAACAAGATTTTTCTCGAAACTCAAATTCGATATGGTGATAATATGATTGAGAAATTAGGGGATATTTGTGATTTTTTACCAAAAAGTAAAAGAAAAGCTTCATATGGAAAAAAAGAAGGACAATATCCCTTCTTTAAAAGTTCTATGAATGTAAATACATATGTAGACGAACCTGATTATAAAGAAGAAAGTATCATTATTGGAACTGGTGGAAACCCAAATATTAAATATTGTAAAGAATTTTCGTGTTCTACTGATAATTTTATATTAAAAATTAATAATATAAATACTAAATTTATATATTATTATCTATTTAACAATATTCATATTTTAGAAAAAGGATTTAAGGGGTCTACAATTAAACATATTTCCAAACAATTTACTAAAAACATCAAGATCCCTATCCCCCCACTCGAAAAACAGCAAGAAATTGTATCTTTTTGTGAGAGTAATGACCGGAAGATTAAAGAGTTAGAGGAAGAGATTGAATTCAATAAAAAACTTTCAAGTCAAATCTTATCCAGTATCTTCAAAAGTTCTGAAACAAAAAAAGAATCTGATGAGGAATCCGATAATGAATCCGATAATAAATCCGATAATGAAGACGTTGAAGAAGACTTTGAAGAAGACGTTGAAGAAGACGTTGAAGAATCAAAAAATTACTCCGATGAATAGAAAAAAGAATAAATTATATAAAAATTGATATTTTTATAAATAGTAAATAATGTATTACAAATCAAGATATATTTTGATTGAGTGATTAAGAAAATGTGTCAATTAATAACAGATATAGAAGATACACCATTGTCTGTTCATGAAGAAAATAGAATGTTAGGTCAGTTCTTTACACCACCCATTATTAAAAAATGTTATGTTAATATAACCAAATCTATATTAACACAAATATGCGATGATACAGAAACTTTTCTTGATCCAGCTGTGGGAACAGGTGGATTTTTTATAACTTTTATTAAATACTTAGAAAAAGAAGCAAAATATAAAAATATAAAATTAGATTGGAACTTTATTTTCAATCAAGGATTGAGTGACATAGAAGCAGAACCAGATACCTTCCAACTAGAAAAGTTCAATATGCTTCTTTCAACTGGACAGTTATGTTATAATATTCATCTAGGAGATTCTATTCAAAATACAATTAAAGAAAAATATGATATTATATTTGCAAATCCACCATTTTGAATTAAAGGTCTAAATTACTTTGATATTGAAAATGTAAATAAAAACAAACCAATAAAACATATTTTTTCAGAAGAATCTGTTAATGGTGAACATTTTGAAGAATATTAAAAATTGAATAATAGTATAAATAAAAAATGATAATTTGTATAAACAGTTATAGTTATTTATAAAAAAATTCATTTAAAAAATGTCAGAAATTGAAGTATCATGGAGTATGCGACAAAATTTTGGAAAGTGTATGACCAATATTTTTGAAATGATTGAAAAATTACAGGTTGTTATGTGTCCAGGGTATCATACAAAAGATGCTGTTTTCCCAATTATCGATAATTCGGAAAACGGTTTTACACCTGATATATCTAAAAGGTCTGGACAACGAAAACATTTTTTCAATAATGTTATGATAGGTCATTATGCTATTGTTTTTGAAGAAAAAAATAAAGAAAAAGCTTTACTTATACAAATTACAGGAAACCCATATATTCGATATATACCAGAAATAACTATTTATAGAAATACATCAAGACCTGGATTATATAATGATTCAATATGTGCTTATAGACTTACAGGTAAAGAGTATAATAAAAAATATGATATTACAGAAAAAGTGTGGGGAATTGTTAGAAATGTAAAAATTATACGATATATTTCTTCAGACGAACCTATTTTTACAAAATATTGGAACTTTCAAGGTTCTATTATAAGAAATAGGAGCAATAAGAGATATATTCCTTTATATTTTACAAATGAAGATGATATATATACTATAGAACCTGATATAGAACCTGATATAGATCCTTTTAGTGAAGAAAACAATGAATTAACAGAAACTACAAGTAAAAAACATACTTGGACAGAAATAGATAATATGATTATTTCTCTATGTTATATTCACAAATATAACATAGAAGAAATATGTAAAATGTTGCCTGATATTCCTAAAAATTCTATTAGAATGAAATTATCAAATTGCTTATTTTTAGATAAAGGAACTATTCCTGGTTCTTTACAAAATGTGTCAAGAACTCATTATATTATTTGGAAATTAGTAACACAATTTTTTACAATATCTAATAATACTTCATCTTTAGAAGAAGAAAAATATTCTGATAATATGTTATTAGAAAATACTCAAATAGAAGGTTATATTCATAATATAGATATAAAAACTCTATGTGAAAAAAGTTCATTTATTCAATTAACAACAGAAAATACTACTATGTATATTGGATATAATATACTATTTACATCAAAAAATGTATTATTCTGTAGAAAAATATTAGATGTATCTAATTCTTCTATAAAAATAGATTTTCCTGATTTACATAATACTTTACAAATTATTTCAAGAAATATTTTTGTATTGGTAAAAAAGGATACAATACAACAAAATATAATTCGTATTCCAAATATTGATACATATACTCAAGAAATTATTCAAAATGAACTTGTTATAACACCTAAAAAAGATTATATTACAGAAAATGAATTATATATGCTCTATATGAAACATTCTAGGATTATACAATGTATTGTTACAGATGGATTACATGAAGTATCCACACAAAGAAAATATGCTTCTATTCTTATTGATATATGGCGAATGATGCCTTCACAAAAAATATTACAAACTACTACATGTAATTTGAAATTAACAAATGAAAATGGAAGAAATGGGTATACCTGGTGCGAACCAATCCATATGTCCTTTCAAAGAAAAGATGCAAAAGGAACTTTACAAGAAATTATACATATGGTTCGTGTAAATCATTATACAATTCATATTTCTATTAGATTGTCTACAGGTAGAGAAATACATTTTATTATAGAGTAAATAATTATTATATTTTTATTTATTATATGGAAATATATAATCAAGTAAACAGAAATACTTCTATTATTCAAAAATTACTAAGAAAAGTATATCCTAATAAATATAACAATAAAGAAGCAATTATAGTTATTAGACATAGTATTGATGTTGATAATGATGATAGACCTACAAATAATCAAGGTATTAAATATACATTACCAAATTCTCAAGAAATAGAACCATTTTATGAAAATTCTTTAACACCTGAAGGAAAATGTGCTTCTGAAAATTATTCTATTATACTAAATAAAATAGTATCCGATTTAGGATTATCTATAATAAATCGTGTTGTTATAAAAGATCCTAAAATACAAGAAAAAAGTTCAAATACATTTTTTACAGCTTTACCTTTTATAAATAATAATAAAATACAAGATGTTAGATTAAGAACTAGTACCGAGGATGAAAATGGAAAAGAGATACTAGAATTAGAAAATGATGATCTTATTACAAAAAATGGTTCTATTTTAGTATGTTGGTCTCAAGAAACATTATGGTCTGAGAAAAATCAAGATGGTGATCGAGAAGACCAACCAGATAATACATCTATTTTAGGAAGATTAAATAATACATATAACATATCTTGTAATATTCAGGGACCACCAAGAAAAGGTGTTACAATATATATTTATTTAGAAGATACAGTTTTACATATATATTCTATGCTAACAAATCCTTTACGATATGAAGTTGGGTATAAGAAAAATTTTTAATTTATGTATTTCTATTAGATTGTCTACAGGTAGAGAAATACATTTTATTATAGAGTAAATAATTATTATACTATAAAAAATAGTAAAAAAAAAATTGACACGGGAGAGGTGAAGAACATTATAGTACTATTTTCACTCGAGCGAAGAACTTTTTCTCGAGATACAAACTTTTCGGTTGCTTTTTGAGACGATAATGCCCGAGCGTTTTACACATAATGACTTGAAGACCCTGATCGAAAAAGCAAATGAGATTGCCAAAAATGGAAAAACAGAAAATGAAGAGAAGGAGAATAGTCCGGATACCACCAAAGCCGTTGACCCAACACTTCTAGACGGTCTTGCCATGGAGGATACACTCCGTGACGATGGGGTCATTCAAGAAGCCAAGGGTTTCAGTCGCTTCATCTCGAAAAAGGAGCAGATCCTTCAAGAAATAAAGAGTCTCATCGAGGAACTCCGTGATCTTGATTCCCAGGAGAGTTCTTCTTCTTCGCCTATTTGGAGGCTTATGTTCTACACTTGCGAAGGGGAATACACCTCAATCGAACAGTTCCTCCTCTTTGCTCGGAGCCGGGAGGATCTTGTGTCTTTTCTTGAAAATATAAAACTCGAGAAGCGGGAGAAACAGTTTAAAAATGTCGAATTCTCGAAATTAACCCCGGTTGATGGAATGTTCCTCGAGATAACGAAGGATTCAGAGGAACATGATGGGGGGAGTTATCATTCCTATACGTGCACTTTTAGTCAATTAAAGGAAAAGCCTGGCGTTTACTATGTAAGACCGATTTTTCCTTCAATTAAAAAAAACACCGAGGTGTTTTCTTGGGAGGAAATCAAAGAGACCGGATATTGGGTCAGACCTGATGGAACCAGGGGAGGTCTCTGAGTCTATGGCACATTCTGTTTCTAATGACTTTGAGTCTATGAAGTTCAAAAAAATAGTTATTAATATAATATGACATATTCTATAGATGACAGTTTCTCAACACTATTTAGTTATATGTATATAATACTATTTCTTTACATTATTGTATACAGAAAAGTTATAAAAGGTAAAAAAAAAGTAAAAATATAACCTTAAAAGATATAATTATAGCTATATTCCTCTCTTTGATGTCTGGGTATATGGTTTATGTATATACTCAAAAAAAGAATAAAGAGATACAAGAAAATAAGTATGGTCTTAAATATCCTCTTATAACAAGTTTAACTGTTTTTTTACTATATAATATGTTTATTCTTGAAGAAGGTGTTACATTAATAATAATAATAATAATAATATACTATTTTTTTTTTTACTATTTCCAAGTTTTCTTGGGACCACCTGTAATCGAACAGGAAAAGTTCGTTTAACCCTTTGGAACAAAAACAGGCGCATTGGCTCTCAAGACAGTAGGTGTCGCAGAGACAGCAGGTGTCACAGAGACAGCAGGTGTCGCAGAGACAGCAGGTGCCGTAGAGACATCAGGTGCCGTAGAGACATCAGGTGTCGCAGAGACAGCAGGTGCCGTAGAATCAGAGACAAAAGGTGCTGCAGAGACAGAGTCAACCATAGAAAGCGCATTAGTGACAGCTTTCTTGATGTCATCTTTTTGAAACAACTCTCTGTCAGGACTCAAGTAAATTTTCAAAAGAGTCTCTACAAAAATCAGAGACAATTCCTTTTTGATTACTGGCGGACTCTTTTCTTCCAAACTCTGAGTCAGTCCTTTGACAAGTTGGTGAGACACGACAAAGCGCATAGATGCCGCTGGAGGATGACCTCCGAAACTGAGACCGAATAGTTTCCCGAGCCATTGCACAAAATCACCAATATGAATATCAGAATCCTTTCGTTCGGGGAAACGAAACATGAAATTGATTAAGTATATCCCGTCGTTATTACAACTAATATACAAATACAAAATCATTTTTCCTTTACTCGAAGGATGCATTGGTTTCATAATATTGATACTGGTCGTGAAGGTTCGCGGTGAGCCATCTGTAAAAATGAAGGCAAATGGATATCTTAAAGCCTCACTCTCAACAATCTTGTTGCATATAGAGCGATGTTTATCGAGTTCCTCGTCCGTGAAGAATAATGTTTTGGCCAACTCATCAGGGGATTCACACATCTCCTTGAACCATCTGCTAAAGGTCTCAAGATTAGTGAGAGGTTTGGAGGAATGGTACATAAGGTACACCTTGAGCTTAGAGATGCGCATAGCATCATGTTCGGACTTCAATTGTGCTACATCCGCATTACCTATTAGCTTTAATAGATTGTCCAAATGAGTTTCACTCGGAAAGTGGTTGAAGAGCGTCTTCACCATTGTAACTGCAGCCGCCTCCTCAGTCGGATGAACAAGAAGGACATTGTCATTTCTGAAAACCGAAAAGTTTTCGTCAAAGTCCATCTTTTTCATAGTTAAACAATGGACAAGCTCATTGAGTGCACTCAAGTGATGATCAACGATGACCACCTTTTCGACATGTTTCAGAAACTCCTGTAACCACTCCTGCGAGGGTGATGTGTCTACATAAAAGACCACGAGTTTCATCCCGTTGTACTTTTCGTCTGTTGGGACAAAGGAGACTCGTGGTGAGACAGCTATTGGAATAATTGGCACTCTGGGGAAAACCCTTTGAAGCTGCCTCCACAATAAAATTGCAGAGGTGCTTCCGTCCAAACATCCCCAATGATAGTGGAGAATAAAAACCGTGTCAGTTCCCGTTGGGCCAATAAATTGTCTTAGCTCTTTTTCCCATTTCGTTGGGCATATCGACGACATCTCTTAAGTGCTCTTTTTTTAGCTTGACACTCAAGATAAAAATAGTACTATAATGTTCTTGACCCCCCTCGTGTCAATTTTTTTACTGTAGTATTATTGTATATAGTATGCTTTCTTATAATATTTGCACTATTGTAAACTGTTTATACTCTAAAATACAATATCTCACAAGACAAGTAGAAACTACACATTCTGATGTGTATGCTTTTTGAGAATAATAATACAATAGTTGTACAAGAAAGTGGTATATATCATATTTCTACAACGACAGATGGAAGTTCCTCAGAAAATAATGTAAATATTATACAAGCTATATTTGTAAATAACAATAAAATTTCAAAAACAAGTACTAGTAGGCATTATCAACAACAAAATGACAATGGTTCTGTTTCTTTTAATGGTCTTCTTTCTTTAGAAAAAGATGATAGAATCCAGTTTCAATTTAGTGAGATAGAGAGTGATAAAGAAATTATGCTTACTATACATAACTGTAATATTACATTACATAAAATTGGTTAAAAAACTGATAAATTATATAAATATATTCAAGTAGTATATATATACAAGTTTATACACAAGTTTATACACAAATGGCTAAAGCAAAACCTTTTCTAAAATGGGTTGGAGGTAAAAAAAGATTACTTACAAAATTAGAAGAACATTTTCCTACAAAATACAATACATATATTGAGCCATTTTTAGGAGGAGGTTCCGTATTCTTTCATTTTCAACCAAAAAAAGCAATACTGTCAGACAGTAATAAAGCTCTTATACATACCTATACATCTATATGTAATGAACTAGAAACTTTATATACACATTTACAAGAATTAGAGAATAAAAATACAGAAGAGGAGTATTATCAATATCGAAAAGAGTTTAATACATTACGAAATACTATAAATTCTTCTTCTATATATTATGATCCATTATATATATCCGCATTAATGATATATCTTAATAAGGCAGGCTATGGAGGTGTATATAGAGAAAATCAAAAAGGAGAATTTAATGTTCCATATGGAAAATACAAGAAATTGAATATTGCTAATAAAGAATTGTTATTGGAAGTCCAAAAGTCCCTTAAGAATATAACTATCCAATGTTGTAATTATAAAGAAACTATATTACAAGCAAAAAAAGGAGATTTTATATACCTTGACCCACCATATGACCCTGAAGAAAAAACATCCTTTACAAAATATCAAAAAGGTGATTTTACACGAGAAGACCAAAAAGAACTAGCTTCTATGTTATATGAATGTGATAAACAAGGTATTATATTTGTATTATCAAACTCTAATACAAAATTTATTCGTGAATTGTATAAAGATTTTATTATAACAGAGGTTACTGTAGGGAGACATATTAATAATAAAAATAAGTCTGATAAGGTTATTATTAACAATGAAGTAATTATTTCAAATTGTACAAATACTGTTATAGAAACTATAATAGAACCCACTGAAGAAGTTAAGGAAGAAGTTAAGGAAGAAGTTGCAGAAGAAGTTGCAGAAGAAGTTAAGGAAGAAGTTGCAGAAGAAGTTAAGGAAGAAGTTGCAGAAGAAGTTGCAGAAGAAGTTGCAGAAGAAGTTGCAGAAGAAGTTGTAGAAACAGAAAATACAACTTCACTATTACTTCATAATACAACTGTATTAGATTGGGTACAAAAAAAAGGTATATTTTTAGAATATAAACCTAGTAAAAATGATACGTTAGGATATAATAAAAAAGAAAAAGAGTGGGCTAATACGTTGCTTGATAATACAAAATATACAAGTCAATGGACTACTTGTCTTGGTGAAACCTTGGTAAAAGAAGCTCTTACAATATTATATAAAAATGCGTGGAGACCTGAAAAAAAAGAGGGGTATAAACCAGATTGGGAAACAGAAGATGCCATATATGAAGTAAAAACAAGAAATTGGACTACATCTGGAACAGCTGGAGAAAAGATACTAGGAACACCATATAAATACTCAGATATTCCATTATATTACAAGAAACCATTATATATTGTTTGTGTTGCGTATCAAGAATATGAAGCTGTAGAGAAATTTTGTATATATAAAAATATAACAGAAAGAAAACAAAAAATACTGGATATGTGGAAGTCTATGGATATTCATTTTATACAATTTACAGAACTATTACAAAAAGCAAATATATTGTAAAAAATTGAATATTTTTATATAATAATATACTTTTATAGTCATATAAAAAAAAAAGAATTTGTGTATTCTTTAAGTTTGTATATTCTTTAAGTTTGTATATTCTTTTGTGTAAGATGTCTTTAAGGAATGTATGTTATATTTGTGGACAAGAGGCTCAAAAAAATACAGATTATTTTCGCACAGAAGCACATATGTGCGACACACATTATAGCCAAATGATTGATATTTTTTCTTTTTGTTTTGACTTTGAAACAAATTCTACAAAACCAAGTTTACTTAGTTTTTGTAGAAGTAGTTTTAGGAAAAATGTTTTTACAGAAGGTGTATCTATACTTAGAAATTTTTTTGAAAAATACAAGAAACCTATAATTTCAAAAGAACCAGCAATAAACTGTTAAACATGTCCAGATTCTTTATTTCGATATCGTCCAAGGTATGTAGAAAGAGAAGATGGAAGTATGCATGTTATGTGTAGGCATAAAGCTAGAGAAACAAAGACAACTCATTATTGTTGTATAGAATGTAGTGATCGTTATATTATACAAAAAGTCTCTTTATTGGATCCATTACAACAATTTCCAGTAGAACTTGTAGAAATTACAGAATCTTATAATTCTACAAATATATGTAGTAATTGCAAATATCAAAAAGAATATATCACATCCATAGAAAATATATTATAATAAAAATGTATTATATATAGTATAAAAAAATGAAAAAGTCTAAAAACACTAGTAAAAATAAAAATGTAGAAAACAATTACAATTTTACTGTGTCTGTATCAAATACTATTGATAAAAAAATATCAAAAGGGTTACGATTAGCATATAAATCTATTGAAGAAGAACAAAAAAAAAGACCTATTTTGTACAGTGATAGATTTAATCATATTTATATATACGAAGGTATTTCCAATGATACTGTGAGAAGAGTTCGTAATGAGTTAAATATATTATCAAAAATGCAAAGAAACTATATTAATGAAGGTATGGAGGATGAACAAGTTGTTATCTCATTACCAAAACCAATTATGATTCATGTTCATTCTCAAGGAGGTGATACAAACGCGGGTATTGCTCTAGCGAATCTTATTGATATTCCAGATATACCTGTAATTGTTATAGCAGAAGGGGTTGTTGCCAGTGCCGCAACATTTATATTAATTAAAGCAAAATTAAGTTATATAGCGGACAACTCGTATATTTTGATTCACCAGTACTTTGGTGAATTGACGGGAAAAGCAGAAGAACTTAAGTTTAGTGTAGAGTTAGGAAAACAATTTATGGATTTCTTAGTTGACTTGTATAGTAATCATACAAATTTGAAAAAAGAACAAATTCGCAAAATGTTAAAACATGATATTTTTATGTCATCTGATGATGCTATTAAAAATGGTTTAGTAAACTATAAAGTAAAAGAAAATATCGAGCAAAAATATGATTTTTATAATAAAGATGAAGCTTTCTCTTTACGAAGTGGTGATGTTAGCCATTCACTAACATTTTATAACAATCTAAATCTAATTCAAACAGACGACGAAGCCGACTTACCTACTTTTGAAAAATCATTAAATATTGTAAAAAAATTACATAATTTAAGTTTTGTTTCTAATGCAACACCTTTATATTTACATTTTTCTGATTCAACAGGTTCTTATTTCTTTAGAGAAATGACAGGATCTATACCCGTATTAAATGCAATAGCTGTATCAAGGGTTCCTGTTTTTGGTATTGTAACAGGTCCTATAAGTAATTTTTCTGTACTTATATTTATTATTTTGTATAAACGATATATGTACAAAAATACCTTTTTAACAATTGATTTTGTAACATATCAAGAAGAAGCTTACAAGTTTGAAGATAGTATGTTGAATACAGAGTTCACTAGAAAGATTATAAAAACGTATTTTAAGAATAAAACAAAAATGCCTAAAGAAATGATAGATAGTCTATTTTCTAAAAGATATGCTATATATCCAGAAGATGCTTTAAAGTATGGTATGGTTGATGTTATTATAGAATAAAAGAAAATTATTTTTTGAATTTGGAAATAAGTATATCTAATGGTAAAGACCCGTCTTCTAATACAATTCTATGAAACTTTTTAATATCTCCTTTAAATTTTTCACGAAGTTGTAAAATAGTTAATTCTCCTATTTTGTATGCTAGAGCTTGGCCTGGCATAGCAACATATCTATAAAATTCTGCATCTATTTCACTTTTTGCAAGTAAAGAGTATTTTTGGAATAATTTTGAACACTTTTCATAACTCCACCCATAGTGGTGAATACCTGTATCTATAATAAGTCTAAGGGCTCTAAACATTTCACTATTTAGTTTTCCTACATATCCTAAAGTATCATATTCTCCTAAATTTTCTGCATATAATCCCCACCCTTCCTCATATCCTACATAACTGGAAGCTTTCATGAACATAGGAGACCTTTTTGTTGTATTGTTAATAGTTATTTGATAATGATGTCCTGGGATACCTTCATGTTTAGATAGAGCCATAGCCCCCGATTTTAACATATTTTTTACATCTCTTGTATTTAAATAAAATGTCCCAACACGCTTTCCTTCTACATCACCACCTTCATAATATGCCCCTGCCATACTTTCTGCTATAGCTTCTGGAACTTCTTTTAATTGGAAATTGTCTTTAATTTTTATATCAAAATATTTTGGTAATAGATTATTCCATAAGTCTGTTCTAAGTTTTTTGTAATGATCCATAAGTTCTTTTTTATTTTTATAATGATTATCTTTTCTGTTTTTTATTTTTTGTAAAAATTGTCGTAATGGTATATTAGAATATCCCATTTCTACAGACATTTTCTTAAGTTCTTTAGATAATCGTTTTACTTCTTTCCATCCAAGTTTATGAATTTGTTCTACACTAAGCTTACTATTTGTTGTTTGTGTTTCTACGATATATTTATACATTTTTTTACCATTAGGTAATGTAGAAAATGCCAAACTTTTTCTACAATTTTTTACATATACATTTTGTAAAAATTCTAATATTCTTCTTGTTGGTTTTAATACATACGTTTTCATATTTGTATCCCATTCTTTTCGTAATGATTTTGGAACATTTTTATTATAATATAATTTTTCATGAAGAATATTTTCAATATCTTCTATAAGGATTTCTGTAATTTTTTTAGGTAATGTAAATTTTTTTTCAATACCAATATTCATATTGATAATTGCCTGACAACACCATAAAGCAAATTCCTTGTTCTTTTCCATAAAATCTTTATAGTCTTTGACTGTTTTAAATTCAAACATACCTTCGCCATTTGCTTCTTGAAAATAACCAGAAATTTGGTTATTAAATTGGTCTAATGGTAATAATTCAAGTGGGTATTCTAATCCATCTAATGTACTATCTATCTCATATTGTAATATTTTATCATATATACTTTTCTTTTTTATTTTTTTGAGTTTTTCTTTGTACTTTAATGCTACAGTTTTAATTTTTTCATTATATTCTGGTGCAATTGAATTTTCAAAACGAACACGATTTTTTTTGTATTTTGGAACCTGGAGATAATCATTCATAGATGGGAACAATGTCATTAGGTCATCAAAGTATTCGTCAAATATATTCATTATTATATAGTATTAGTATAGTATATAATAATAAATAATAAAAAAAAAGTAAAAAATTATAGATATTTATAAACTCTATTTACACCCTATTTATACTCTATTTAAAATAAGAAAAATGAAGAAATTCCTCCTCTTTGTTGTCTCTTCTTTTGAGACTTCTTGCGACTCTGTACAAGAGCATTAGTCTGTCTTCGTTTTTTAGAAGCAGAACTAGAACGGGCACCACCACTTCTTCGTTGGGTAGCAGCGGATCGCTTAGCAGAAGCATATTTTAATGATGCCGTTTGTTTTGCTCTTGATTGTGAAGCAGATCTAGAAGATATGTTAGCTTGAGTTTTTCGACGAGAAGCAGCACGAAGTCTACTTTGAACAGCAGCTTGGGTTTTTCGCTGAGAAGCAGAACTAGAACTAGAACGGGCACCACCACTTCTTCGTTGGGTAGCAGCAGAACGCTGACGACTTCGAGAAGCTGCCTGAGTTTTTCTCTGGGTAGCAGCAGAACGCTGACGACTTAGAGAAGCTGTCTGAGTTTTTCGCCGAGAAGAAGAACGAGCTCTGGCTCCACCACTTCTTCGTTGGGTAGCAGCAGAACGCTGACGACTTCGAGAAGCTGCCTGAGTTTTTCTCTGGGTAGCAGCAGAACGCTGACGACTTTGAGAAGCTGCCTGAGTTTTTCTCTGGGTAGCAGCAGAACGCTGACGACTTAGAGAAGCTGCCTGAGTTTTTCTCTGGGTAGAGGCAGAACGAGCTCTGGCTCCACCACTTCTTCGTTGGGTAGCAGCAGAACGCTGACGACTTCGAGAAGCTGCCTGAGTTTTTCTCTGGGTAGCGGCAGAACTCTGACGACTTCGAGAAGCTGCCTGAGTTTTTCTCTGGGTAGAGGCAGAACGAGCTCTGGCTCCACCACTTCTTCGCTGGGTAGCGGCAGAACGCTGACGACTTCGAGAAGCTGCCTGAGTTTTTCTCTGGGTAGAACTAGAACGAGCTCTGGCTCCACCACTTCTTCGTTGGGTGGTAGCAGAACGTGAAGCAGATTTAGCAGGCGAAAAAGAATCTGACTGTTTTGCTTTTTTATAAGTAGCCATTATATATTTTTATTATACTATATATATATATTTTTTTTTTGAGGTATATATAAATATAAAATAATATACATTTTTCAACGAAGGTTTTTATAATAAATATATTTCATATATAGTATATGTATGATTATATATTCAAGTATATTATTATAGGAAACTCTGGTTGCGGAAAAAGCTCTATAACAAGTTCATTTTGCAATAGTTCTTACTCTTTAGACCACAATGTTACAATAGGTGTAGACTTTATGATGAAAATAATAGATATTTGTAATAAAAAAATTAAAATTCAAATATGGGATACAGCAGGTCAAGAGATGTTTCGCAGTATTACAAAATCATATTATAAAAACACATGTGTTGCTATAGTTGTATATGATATTACAAACAGGGATACTTTTAATAATCTTCCTAATTGGATACAAGATATACAAGATTCTTGTACCCAGGAACCTTTAATTATTGTAATTGGAAACAAGTCTGATTTACATAATAAAAGAAAAGTATCTACAGAAGAAGGTAAAACTTTTTGTGAAACACACAAATATGAATTCTATGAGACTTCTGTTAAAAAAGAATATAGTATAGAAAATATATTTATAAAATCGTCAACAGATATTTATAAAAAAATATGTAACAATACAATTCAACCTATAAAAGAATTTGGTATTACAGAAATATCTTTACAAAATACAAACCATAATATATCTCTTGAAAAAAATAAAAGTGTAAAGTGTTTTCCATGTTTCATATAGTTTCTTATGGTTAACTACCTATACATTTATATATACATACAGTAGTGCATAATAGGAAACATAGTCCTGTAAAACAAGAAATTATACAAGATATTATTATAATAAAAATAGGTACTATTGTAAAAGTTGTACAAGTTTCATAGAATTCATAACAAATATATAAATTATCTGTAATATATATATCAATTGTTGAATTACAATATACTTTTTTTGTATAATTATGTAAGGAACATGGTATAGTATATATAATATTGTGTAGAGATATGTTGTAATATACTTGTATTTTTGTATTATCCAATGTTGTATTATCCAATGTTGTATTATCCAATGTTGTATTATCCAATGTTGTATTATCCAATGTTGTATTATCCAATGTTGTATTATCCAAAGTTGTATTATCCAAAGTTGTATTATCCAAAGTTGTATTACAAATATTATAGACACGTCCTTGTAATAATGGTGTATCACATTCTATAGCATCTTGTAAAACAAAAAATATTATACAAAATATACTAGAAACTACACATACTATACAAAATACTATATGTATTCTTTTTACAAAATATAGTAATAAGGTATTTTCTTTTTTTTTCATTTTGCAAATAGTATAAGTATTTTATTTTTTTTTTGTAAAATGTATACTATATTTTTTACTGTATTTATTATACCATTTCGATAATCATATCATAGATATCTTTAGGAAATGGTGTTTTTTGTATAAATACATTTTCTATCGATTTCTCATGTTGTGAGCAATAAGAATCGCATACTTGTACATATCTACTACATACACTTATTTTCTTATTTCGTAAAACAGGCATAGAACAACGAAAAAATGCTTCTTTATACATATCTTTTTTTAGTGTATTAGATATAATAGAGTGTATTATAGTACTTTTTGTATTATATATACAATAGTTACAAATATTTGACATTTCAATCGGTGTCGTAATATCATATATAGAACTATACACATTTCCTGAACATGAGCTATGTACATATGTTGTATTATCTCCAATATCTACAACATCTTCTATACATATATGATACAATTTTCCAGTATGAGTTTTTATATATTTATATACATTTTTTCCTTCCATACTTTTTTCACATTTCTCATAATTATAATTATTTGTTGTACAAATATTTTTTATAATATTTATTATAATATTTTTTTTATTATCTTCTTGGACTTTTTGCTCTTCTGCCATATTATATGTATCTTCTTTTTGGGTATTTTTCTAATCTGTATAGTTTCTAGTATAGTGTTTTGTATAGTGTTTTTGTATATTAAATGTATAGTATGTTTAATATAAGTATCAATTTTTTACATAAGAAATAAGCTTTGACTTGTTATTATATACTCCATAGGATGTAAGGAAACTTACACAACCAATTACACCTCCAATTGTAGGTAATAGAATTTTATCCATCCCAGCATTATCTTTTTTGTAACAAGAGTATAACACGCTTCCTACAATATATCCCGAGGTTCCAAAAATTAGTGTACTTGTAATACTCATTTTGTTATATATAAAAAATGGTTTCTTCTTTATATATAAAAAATTGATAAGTGTATATAGTATATATTTAATTTATATAATAACAAACCAAATCTTTTTTTTTTACATACTAAAATTATGCCAAAAAAAACAAATAAAGGAAAAAATACTAAAAATACTAAAAAAACATATGAACCTGTTAAACGTAAAATGGAATATCCTTCTTCCGAAGACAACCAATTTATAGGTAAAATTGATAAAGAGGTTGGTCGTGGTGCATATCATGTTTTATCATATTTTGATAAAGACCCTATTAGATGCACAACAAGAGGTAGAAAAAGAAGAAGTAAAAATCAACATTATATACAACCTAAAACATTTCCATATGTTATTATAACAAAAGGTGTTGGTGCTGGGCAATTTCATGTAATCCATGTATATAACGAGTATGAAGTTGTGAAATTACTAAAAGAAAATATTATACCCCACAGATTAGAAAATATAGATAATATAGAAGAAGAGTCTATTGTAGAATTTGAGAATCCAGAAGATTCTAAATTTGACTTTGATACCATTTGATATTATTTGGTATTATGTATAATTATATTACTCGTTTTTCATTTTTCTTTCCATCCATGGATCTGTTGAATTAAAAACATTTATAGTTTCTCCTTTACTCTCTGATGATTCGGGAGTAGATTGTGTATCAATAGTAATTTTATCTTTTTTTAACTCAAGTTCTTCTTTCTTTTTCTTTTCTTCGTTTATTTTCTGTAAAATTTCATTTTTCTTATCCACTGTCTTACGAATTTTATCAAGTTCTTTCTTAGATTCTTCTGTTGCTTTTCGTGATTCTTTGTTTTTTCTAAGCGACTCGTCCATTTTTTCTTTATTTCGAGCATGGAAGAATTCTTCTTTATTCATAAGATTCTCTTGATATTTTTTCATTAACGTATTTAGTTCTTTTTGCTGATATTCCTGCTCCGGAACTTCATGAGGATCTGGATCCCATGGCAACCAGTAACCAACTTGTCCAATATATACATTATGACTTTTATCAAATCTTGCTACTTGTGTAGAACGTCTTTTTGCTTCTCCATAAGAATCATACACACCTCTAATTTTTAGTCCTCGTATAGAAGACTGAAATGTAACCTCTTTATCATATTTTTCACCTAGATCTTTATTATTGGAATAAATATAATCTTCCCAAATATCTTTTATATTTTTATGTGTAAATTTTTTTGTAAGAATACTATGTAATTTAGTAGTATATTCTGAGTCGCTCATAGTATCTGGTTTTGGGATTGGGTTTACCAAATCTTGTAAAAATTCTTTTATATACCATAAATATCTTTCTTTTATTGCAGATTCCGGAGAAAGAAAAGACATACAAACAAAGTTTTGTCCAGGAATTGGATTATCTACTTCTAAATAATCTCCTTCTTCTTCCATAACTTCTTTAATTTGTTTTTTTCTGTTAGGTTTTGAAACTTCTTGAGGTGTTATTCTATTTGATGAACTCATTTTTTGTATGATAAGTATTATATATTATTCTTTATATCAAAATAATCTATATAAAACGAAATATATAAAATATATTTCAAATTTTTTTTCTATTATATTATATAATACTACAAATTATACTATGAACTACAAACTTGATTTAATGGAAGTTGTTCGTCGCGCTGCTAAATATTTGGTAGAGGGTGGAGCTGTTGCTATGGCCGCATATTTAATCCCTAAGAATAAACTTAAAGTAGAAGAAATTCTTATGTTAGCTGTCACTGCTGCTGCTGTTTTTGCAATTCTTGAATTGTACAGTCCTGCTATCGGAGCTTCTGCTCGTGCTGGCGCAGGTCTCTCTCTTGGTGCCGGTGTTGTTGGTGGTGTTCCTGTAATGCGCTAATAATTTTATTATTATTTTTTTGTATATTTTTTTTTTATTATATATAATAATATTTTTTTTTTATAAAATTATTATATGTAACCTATTTCTTATTTAAGTACATAGTCTCTTCGTAACATTGATATAATTTCTGATTCTACAGAATTATTAGATTGTATTAGAAATGATAAGAGTAATGGAGAATATCCTGTAACCACGTATATATTCTCAATATCTTGTATTTTTTGGATATTTGGAATAGACCCATTTGGTTCTATAACACAAATTATAACTTTTATAGATTTCTTGTATGTATCTTGTAATTGTTTTATTTTTTCTATATCGAATAAAGGGTATTTTCCATCTGTTAGAACTATATGCGTATCCTTTTTTTCTTGTAATGATATTTCTACACCTTTTACTATATTTCCAGATACACTCATACCATACGACATAATAGAAATGATATTTTCTTCTAACGTTTTCCCATGTACAAAACATTTCTTAGGATTATTATCAAATGTAATAAAGGAATTATTTTTTGACAATAAGAATAATTGGAACGCAATAGACAAAGGCATAATATTTCCTTCTAACATAGAACCACTACAATCTATTTGAAAATTACACGAAGATGCTTCATACAATCTAGTTTTCTTGTACTCGTTCCATTGCTCTTCTACAAATGATGATTCTAACGTGGATGAAAATGTTTCACCTACTCGACAACTTAGTATTTTTTCAATATAGTAAGAAGTTAGTTTAATTCCATCTATTGTAGATGCTTTTATTTTTTTGTGTTCAATTGCTCTTTGTACTTTTTCTGGAATCTTTTTTGAGAAACATTTTTTGTATTTGTATTGAGCACCAGATGTTATTTTTTCATACTCTATTGTGTCCCAATTATTAGAACACATTGATACTTCAACTGGTTCATTTTCACCATATACTGCTAGAAATCTATATACTTCTCTATAAAACGCTTCTATTTCTGGATGTGTTTTATTATTATCTGGTAAATACTCTATTATTTCATTACATGGTAAAAATGTTGGAATATTTTTTACTAATTCTCTAATATCGGATATATCCTTATACAAAAATAATAGTTTGGCGATTCTTGTTGCAAAAGAATGGTTCTCTTCCCAATGTTTTTTTGCTGTATAATGTTTTCGTTTTGTCCTATGAAACTTGGGTAACCATTTTGCTATAAGTGATGGATGAATGTTAATATAAGAATCATCTGTAACATGATCTAAAATATCCTTATGTAAGCATTTTTGAAGTCTTTTATGTCTATGTCTTCTATTTTTTGAAAGATTTTTTAATATTTCCTTTCCTTTTTTAGTATGTATCCCTTTTATATATGCTTTCATAGTGGTTATAGCAATATATTTTAATTCTATATGATTAATACACCCTTCTTTTTTATCTGCTTCTTTGGCGATATGTAGCAAATCTTGAAAACAACCATATTTTGTAATATATGTATTATAGTATTTTGAAACAAGTGTTTTATCCATATTTCTCAATATCCAAAAAGCCTGTCTCCCTATATGCTTCTCTTGTATAGAACCTTTCCTATTGCGGATACACATTATCATACGAATTGTGTTTGTTATCCCATTACTATAACAATTTTCAATATGTTTTTGTAATGTTTCCATATCCATACTTCTATGAATCTGGAAAAAGAAAGAAGAGAAAGGCCCATCAAAACCATCTACGTAATTATAAGAAGGAAAATCTGTAGATAGTTGTATTATTGAATCTGGGATAATATAAGAAAACTTCCAATGAGAGTTATGTATATATGATGTATGTGTGACAACATCTTGTTTTTTACAATATGAATATGTTTTATCCAATATAGATTTTTGTATATCTAAGAAATATAATGTTATATCTTTTTCTTTTATTTCTTGTAAAATATCTTTAGGGTCTCTTGATCCGTTATATGGTAAAGGGTAAGTAGGTGTATCTGAAATATAATCAGAAAACATTTTACCATGTGGTGGCGCATCAGTAATAACAACAAAAATTTTTGTAGAATCTTTTCTATATGATTGATGTAAAGAAACCTGTAAAGCTCCAAAAACATCTTCGGGAATATCACCACCACCAGATGCTTGTAAAGTTTGCAAGAAAGATAATAAAATATCTGTATTTTTTGTAAACCCACTTACCTGTATCCAATTATTTTTTTCACAAATAATAGGACATATAATTCCATGTTCAGTACAAGTTCTATCACATATATCTTTATAACCAACTATATTTATTAAAGAATCGGGATATTGTTGTAATATTACAGAATACATTTCTTGTATTGTTTTTTTTGTTCTATCAATCCAAGGTTGCATAGAACCAGTCGTATCCACAATAAACACAATATCCATCTTTTTTCTTGTATAATTATACTATAACGAAACTTTTATATATAAAGAATATATTATTAGTATAATTACTATATGCGTATATTTTCATAAAAGAATATATATGTATATAGTATAGATTTCATACAGCATATCATTATTTTAATTATATAAAAAATCCTGAAATCTGAAATATACTTTTTCTTAAAGTATATTTATTCCTATAATTACTTGTAGTTATAGGAAATATGTGTGTGTGTTAGCGAGTTAGTGTGCGGGTGAGTTAGTGTAGCTCGGTGTGCGGGTGAGTTAGTGTGTATAATAAAAATGTGCTGGTACACTATTTGTATATGTAACCCTACTATATACGATTAGATTTACTAGTTGCGGTATTATACCTAATATCTATGTGTGATATAGATGTAGAATGTATATATAATATGTTTCATTTATAGGCTCATATAGATAATAATAAAAAAATATTTTTTAATTTTTTTACTAATTGTTTTTTGTTATATATGAATAGAAATTTCATACAGCATACCTTTCTATTTCTAATTTTTTTCATATACAAGATTTTGAAATTTGATATATAACAACTTAGTATGGTAAGAAATAAAAAATATTATAGAAAAAGAAATAAAAAGTATAAAATAAGTATAAAAAGAAATAAAAAGAAATAAAAAGAAATAAAAAGAAATAAAAAGAAATAAAAAGAAATAAAAAGAAATAAAAAGAAATAAAAAGTATAAAATAAGTATAAAAAGAAATAAAAAGTATAAAATAAGTATAAGTAAAATTTTTATATGTATATATTGTAATATATATATACATATAGAAAAAAAGAAGTATGACACTTCGTGAAATTTGTGTTAATGATTACAAGTCTCATATACAAATACTTTCACAATTGACAGATATTGGCACTATATCAAAGGATATGTATAGTAACAAAATACAAGAATGTATAAAGAATCCATATCATCATATTTGGTGTATAGAAGTAGATGATGCGATAGTTGCTGTTGGAACATTGTATATTGAAAATAAGATAATACACTCGTGTTCGAGTATTGGTCATATTGAAGATATTGTTGTGGATAAAGAGTATCGAAAAAAAGGGTATGGAAAAATGATAATAGATAAATTAGTATCTATAGCAAAAGAAAATACATGTTACAAAGTTATACTCGCAACACAGGAAAAAAATATTGATTTTTACCATAAATCAAAATTTCAAATTCGAGGTTATACAATGGCAAAATATATATAATGCTTTTCACATATATATAGTATAAGTTAAAAATTGATTATTATACATATTTTTTTTACACTTCCTTATATACAATCATATCAAGTATGATTAGTAAATTTCACTGGATGAAATGTTCTGCTAAACCTATTACAAGTATTACAAGATGTAATAAGAGATTATATTCTGTAAAAGATGTTGAAAGAGATATTGAAAGAGATGTTGAAGAAGAAAAGAAAAGTGAATTTAATAATCATAATTTATGTAAAACTCATTATAGAATACTGCAGAAAAACAAATCTATACAATTGTGGAATGGTTCTATTCTGAGTATTGATACAAAGAATAAATATACAAATATTTCACCTACTATAGAATTATATAGACAATTGTATTTAACATCTCTCGATACAGAAAAATATGTACAATACAAAATGAACAAAAACTTACGAATAATTAGTAATGGTTCTATGAAAAGTGTAATTGATGCTTTATGCGCAATTAACGCATTTGTAGATAGGAAAGAGGTGTACAAATTTTGTAAGAACCTTCCAAAAAAAGAAATAATTAGTAAATTACAGTTCTTTTATGGTATATATTACTATTATCAGATTCACACTGAAAAAGTACTTTTTTTACAAAGAACTATTCGTCAAAAAGTATATTTTTTGAAACATAAAAAAAAAATTATTACAATCCAAAGATATATTAAACATAAACAATGGTTACAATCTCTTGTTGTACACCCAAAAAGAATGGTTGGTGTATTTATGAAAAATATACATAAAATTGTACAAATTCAAAGACTTGTTAGAAAACGGATTTCTAATATTACTTCTCACGAATGTCCATATACACTTGAAAAATTTGTAGATATTCCAAAAAAATATAGGATTTCTTACAATATAAAAACAGATACTATTTCCCATTATTTCTTTTTTCATGTCAAATGGTTACATACAGACTGGATATCACAAATACAAAAAAAAACATTTGTTATAAATCCTTCAACAAAAGAAGAGTTCCCACTTTCTTTTATCGAAGAAGTTTCAAGAAAAGCGTGGAATTTAACAAGAAGAGATAATGATTTTTGTTTACAGGATGAGTGCAAAGAAACTCATATATATAAAAAAATTAATGACTGGAATGATGAATTTATGAATAGATCTTTTTATTCTAAATGTATGATGATTTTGGATATATGTTTTTTTTTAGATATAGAAATTCCTAATATTATTGATTTTTATAATTCTTTAGAAGGAAATCATTTTATTTGTTTTTTTAGGGAGGTTTTCCCAGAATTCGCATCTTTATTATTTGATCTCTCTTACATTAATATATATGATATAACGCATACATATATGTGTTATATTAAAAAGAAATTCTTTAGCATAGGAAAAAAAGAAGTAGAGATCGGAAGTTTTCTGTTTTATATAACATTTCTCCTACATAAAGTATACACGGATATTAAAGAAGAAAATATATATCATGTTATAAAAATAATGTTTCAAGATAAGTTTATAAAGCATTTTAACAAATGTTCTGTAAAATTATTATCATAATAAAGGAACATATTTAACAATACATTATATAAATATATATTGGTATATCTTATAATAGTAAAAAAAAAAAGAAATAATGAATTTTTTTAAAGTTCTAGACAATAATGTTTGCACAATATCCGGAAACGGATTTATTCGTGTTCAAGGTCCAATAGTAGTTAGTTCAAGTCAACAAAGTTATAGTCAACAGCTTTATAGTTTCTCAAATTCTGTAGAGTCTAGTGCGTTTGATTTTGAGGGTTTTAGTGGTACATCGTTATCTGGTACTTCTTTTGTATTTACTAATAGTAACACTTTTTCTGTAGGGTCTACCAATTATACAGGAGTAACACTAAATGGTAATAAGATAGAATTTACTAGTGAAGTTTATATTGAATTACCAGATGATATTAGTAATTCAACTACTAAATTTACAAAAACAGACGGGTCAAAAGAATATATATTATATGAAAATATAAACAATGGGAAATATGGCATAGTAGTAATATTTGATTGTACAAATAATACAGTTGAAGTGAAACAATTGTATCATGAACAAAAATTAGGTTCTGATATTGATGGAGAAAATAATAGTGACGAAAGTGGAACCAGTGTTTCTTTATCTTCCGATGGAACAATTGTTGCGATTGGAGCATATGGATATGATGCTGGTAATAGTACTACTGATAACCGTGGTCATGTGCGAGTGTATCAATGGAGACAATATACTGAAGATGATGATGATAATAATACATATCATTATACATCGTATACCCAAGATTCTAGTCAAACAAAATCTTTAATTATTACAGAAGACACATCGACAGAACCTGTTGTTGGCAATTATTATTGGACTCAATTAGGAGAAGATATTGATGGAGAAGCAAATTATGACCAAAGTGGGTATAGTGTTTCTTTATCTTCGGATGGAAGTATTGTTGCGATTGGAGCAATATCTAATAATGGAAATGGAACTCTTAGTGGCCATGTACGAGTGTATGAATATAAAGGAACAACGTGGTCTCAATTAGGAGAAGATATTGATGGAGAATTAGGTGGTGACCAAAGTGGATATAGTGTTTCTTTATCTTCGGATGGAACAATTGTTGCAATGGGAGCAAAGTTTAATAATGGAAATGGTGATAATAGTGGACATGCTCGGGTGTATGAATATGATGCTAGTAAACTAACGAATGTAACAAACCAAAATGATTCTGATTTTGGACCAATTGGCTGGAGAAGATTAGGACAAGATATTGATGGAGAATTAAGTGGTGACCAAAGTGGAAATAGTGTTTCTGTATCTTCGGATGGAAGTATTGTTGCGATTGGAGCAATATCTAATGATGCTGGTAATAATGATGATACTAAACATGGTCATGTACAAGTGTATGAATATAAAGGAACAACGTGGTCTCAATTAGGAGAAGATATTGATGGAGAAGCAAGTAATGACTATAGTGGGTATAGTGTTTCTTTATCTTCAGATGGAACAATTGTTGCGATTGGAGCATATGGAAATGATGGTGCTAGTGGAACTGATAGTGGTCATGTGCGAGTGTATCAAAGAGATACTAGTAATATGACGAATGCACCAATAGGTTGGACTCAATTAGGAGAAGATATTGACGGAGAAGCAAGTGTAGACAAAAGTGGATGGAGTGTTTCTTTATCTTCGGATGGAACAATTGTTGCGATTGGGGCAATATATAATGATGCTGGTAATAGTACTGATACTAAACATGGTCATGTACGAATATATAAATATAACGAAAGTAGTAATACTTGGGTAAAAATATACAAAGATATTGATGGAGAAGCAAGTGCTGACCAAAGTGGTTTTTCAGTTTCTTTATCTTCCGGTGGAAATGTTGTTGCTATAGGTGCACCTAATCATAATTCAGGTAAAGGTACTACACGAATATATCGGTTACCATCTAATCCTATTGCCGATATTAATTCTACTACTATAAGTTCTTCAAATTATATTACATTAGAAAAGAAACCTTATTCTATAACTTCTATAACGGAAACATCGCATGTGTCAATTGAAACATATGAAGGTTTAATAAGTTCTTTAGGAGAAAATGATGGATTTACTGGTAATACCGGTATTAATATATCTGATTTTTATTTAGATGATATTTCATATACAGGTATAAACATAACTGGTTCTCACATTCAATTTGATGGATCTGATGTATATTTTGATATAGGAAATGGTGTAACTGCTGGAACAGAAAAAATTATAGAAAATACAACTAGTACAAATTCAAAATTACAAATTTTATATGATATCCCAGATAGTCATTATATGGTTGCAAAACTTGATTGTTTACACAATACAGCAAATGTGGTACGGTATAACAAAGCTTTACAAGTAGGTGAAGATATTGATGGAGAAGCAAAAATTGACTTTAGTGGAAACAGTGTTTCTTTATCAGAAGATGGAAGTATTGTTGCGATTGGAGCATATTTAAATGATGGTAATGGATCAAACAGTGGTCATGTACGAGTGTATGAATGGAGAAAATATACTAATGATGATAAAAGTAATAATACATATCATCATACCTCAAGAGAACAAGGAACAACAAACACAAAATCTTTAATTATTACATCAACCACACCTGTTGTTGGCAATTATTATTGGACTCAATTAGGAAAAGATATTGATTATCCTGGTACTCAAGAAAATGTAAACTTTGGAATTTCTGTTTCTTTATCTTCGGATGGACATACTGTTGCGATTGGAGGACATAAGTTTGATGATTGGAAAAGAAATGATAGAGGAATAGTTCAAGTGTATCAAAGAGATACGAGTGAAACTAGTGGTTGGAAAAAATTAGGAAATTCGATAATAGGAAGGTATGACGAATACACCAAATTTGGAGTTAGTGTTTCTTTGTCTTCTTATGGAAAAACTGTTGCGATTGGAGCACATAGAGATGATGGAAATGAAAAAACCAATAATGGAACAGTTGGAGTTTTTACATATACTGAGAATACTTGGACCCGACTAGGAAATTGGATTCATGGAGAAGCAAATAATGATGAAAGTGGATATAGTGTTTCTTTATCTTCCGATGGAACTATTGTTGCGATTGGGGCAAGGTATAATGATGGTAATGGATCAAACAGTGGTCATGTTCGAGTGTATCAAAGAGATACGAGTGTAACTAGTGGTTGGACAAGATTAGGAGAAGATATCGATGGAGAAGCAATTGGAGACAATAGTGGATGGAGTGTTTCTTTATCTTCGGATGGAACAAATGGTATAATTGTTGCGATTGGAGCAAGGTATAATGATGGTGGTTCAGGTACCACTAATCTGAATAATAGTGGTCATGTGCGAGTGTATAAATATAATGAAACAAGTTGGACTCAATTAGGACAAGATATTGATGGAGAAGCAAATGATGATGAAAGTGGATATAGTGTTTCTTTATCTTCCGATGGAACAATTGTTGCGATTGGGGCAAGATATAATGATAGTGATAGTACAACTGATACTAAACATGGTCATGTACGAATATATAAGTATAACGAAAGTAGTAATACTTGGGTAAAAATGTATTTAGATATTGATGGAGAAGCAAGTGATGATGAAAGTGGATATAGTGTTTCTTTATCTTCCGATGGAACTATTGTTGCGATTGGGGCAAGATATAATGATGCTGGTAATAGTGAGAATACTGATAACCGTGGTCATGTAAAAGTGTATCAACTTATACCGGATATATGGTCCCAACAAGGTCAAGATATTGATGGAGAAGCAAATGGTGATGAAAGTGGATATAGTGTTTCTTTATCTTCAGATGGAACAATTGTTGCGATTGGAGCAATGTATTATAATAGTGTTAATGGATCAGGTAGTGGGCGTGTTTGTGTGTATGAATATAATGGAACAACATGGTCTAAATTAGGTAATGATATTGATGGAGAAGCAAATGGTGACCATAGTGGACAAAGTGTTTCTTTATCTTCAGATGGAACAATTGTTGCGATTGGAGCAATAGAGAATAATGGAGTAAACGGAAGTAATAGTGGTCATGTACGAGTGTATCAAAGAGATACGAGTGTAACTAGTGGTTGGACAAGATTAGGACAAGATATTGATGGAGAAAATAAAGATGACTTTAGTGGACGCAGTGTTTCTTTATCTTCGGATGGATCAATTGTTGCAATTGGGGCACATGGTAATGGTGATTCAAGTACCACTAATCCGGTTAATAGTGGTCATGTGCGAGTGTATCAAAGAGATATCACTAATATGACAATTGCACCAATAGGTTGGAAAAAACTAGGAGAAGATATCGATGGAGAAGCAAGTGGGAACAGAAGTGGATGGAGTGTTTCTTTATCTTCAGATGGAAGTATTGTTGCAGTTGGTGCACATTTAAATAATGGAGTAATCGATTCTATTAGTGGTCATGTACGAGTGTATCAATGGAGAGAATATACTAATGATGATAAAAGTAATAATACATATCATCATACCTCAAGAGAACAAGGAACAGAAAACACAAAATCTTTAATTATTACAGGAAGCACATCAACAGAACCAGATGTTGGTACTTATTATTGGACTCAATTAGGACAAGATATTGATGGAGAAGCAAGTGGAGACTATAGTGGACAATGTGTTTCTTTATCTTCCGATGGAACAATTGTTGCGATTGGGGCAATATATAATGATGCTGGTAATAATACTACTGATAACCGTGGTCATGTACGAGTGTATGAATATCATGCTAGTAAACTAACGAATGTAACAAACCAAAATGATTCTGATTTTGGACCAATTGGCTGGAGAAGATTAGGACAAGATATTGATGGAGAAGCAAGTAGTGACTTTAGTGGGTATAGTGTTTCTTTATCTTCGGATGGAACAATTGTTGCAATTGGGGGGTCAGGGTCAAAAAAATCAAAAATATATGAATATAAAAATAATACGTGGGTAAGAACAAAAGAATTTGATGGTTATAATGTTTCCTTATCTTCCGATGGAAAAACTATCGCTTGTGGAGATCCTAGTAATTCCAATAATACTGGAAAGGTTCTGATATACGGACGTGTTATACAAACATTAAATGTAAAATATCGTACTGGAAAAGATATTGTAGAAGAAGAGGTTTCGCTTTCACAAGTTGGTGGATATAATTATCTTATTGATAATTAAATAGTATTGATAATTAAATAGTATTAATATTATAATTATTATATATAAGAAACTATATTTTATGTAAAACATAGTATGTCTCTTTCTATACTACAACAAGCAACGAATGATACATATTCTGATTTTTCTTTTCAAGGATTACATAGAGTTTGTAAGGTGGTAGATATATATGATGCTGATACATTTCGCGTAGTATTCTTTTTACAAGATAGTGATAAGGACCCTATTAAAATAAAAGTTCGAGCAGATGGTTGTAACGCATGTGAAATGTTTCCTCTAAAAAAACATAAACATAGAGAAGAAGAAATGAAAAAAGCAAGAATAGCACGAAATAGATTATTACAACTTGTCACAAATGCGACTATTGATATACATGATACTGGAATTACACATAATGATGTAGAGTATATATTGTCGAAAAGCACAAAATTAGTATATATTTCTTTTGGAAAGTTTGATAAATATGGACGAGTTCTGGGAACGTTGTATGAATCAAAAGAATCAACCGAATCAATTAATATAAAATTGATTAATGAAAAACATGCTATTGCATATTACGGAGGTAAGAGAAATAAAGAAGAACTTACTGTATAACAAGGAGAAAAAATATAAAAAATAATTGAATATGGAAATTAGTAATACTGAAAAATACCTTATTTATGACGTCGAAACAACAGGACTTCCTGTTAAAAGAGCATCTCCCGTAGAATACCACAAGTATCCATATATTGTCCAGATTGCATGGTCGTTTGATAATACAGAAAAATCTTATATTATCAAACCAGACAATTATCTTATTAATCCTGAAAGTACAAAGATACATGGAATTACTACAGAATTTGCCTTGAAAAATGGCACTCCAATACTAGAAGTTTTACGAGAATTTGAAAAAGACTGCAAGAATATTGAAATGATTATTTGTCATAATTATGAATTTGACAGGAATGTTTTACTAGCAAATTGTTATAGATACAATTTTCCTAGAAAAGAGTTCTTAAAACAAGGATTTTGTACTATGAAATATATGACTGATATATGTAAATTGCCAGGATTATATGGTTATAAGTATCCAAAATTAGTAGAATTGTACGAGTTCTTGTTTCATACAAAACCAGAATGTACAATGCATAATGCTATGAACGATGTTCGTATTACCAAAAGATGTTTTGATGAAATTATTAAAAAATATATTAATGAATAATATCAATAAAGTACTAATTTTTTATATATTAATGTTTCGTATACATCTTTTTTTTTATAATGTGTATTGTATAAAAAAAAAAAAGAAATAAGAAAATGACATATCCAATAGTATTAGAAAGTATAATTAATATTGTGTTAGCAGTAATAGTATATAAGTATCTAGATAATCTAAAAAAAATACAATGTACATGTGCTTTAACAGAAAATAGAAAATATATTATGTATTATTTACTTGCAAGTGTTCTTATAAGTGTATTATACCCAATAGTATATTTTTTTTCTAAAAAAAATAGTAATATTCTACAAGTATTCTTATATATATATGGTATTGTATCTTTAGTATCTTTTTTGTTTTCTATATATGCATTTCAATATTTACATACACTTCGAGAAGATAATTGTACCTGTTCGGATTCTATTGTAAGAGACATGTATTATTATTATCTTATTGTTTCTTTCTCTATGTTATGTATAGGTGTTCTATTTGGAGCAATTACATATTTTGGATTCCTTAAAAATCTAAAAAAAACGTACCCTAGTAAAAGATACAAAAGAAAGATAAGAAAGTAATAATACTTTATACTTTTTTTACATTTTCTTCCAATGTATCTACAACTACTTTATTATTATTGAATTTATTTGAGAAAGAAGATGTTCTCCCGGCAGATTGGAATTGACTAGGTCTTTTGTATCGTTTTTCTGGATATTTGTATTGTACATAGTTTGGATATTCTGGGACAAATGGATCTTTTGTATTTTTTGTATATTGTTGTAATTGGTTCACATATCTCTCTAGAGCTCTTGCATATTCATACTCTCCACATGTTTTAGAGTAATATTGAATACTTTTTCTAATTTCTTTAATAGAATATGGTATATCTGGTACTCTTTTTTCTTTTCTTTCGATTTTTATTCTTTGTAGTTTTTTTTTCTCAATTTTTGTATTTTCCGAATGTTTTTCTTCCGAATGTTGTTCTTCCGAATGTTTTTCTTCCAAATGTTGTTCTTCCGAATGTTGTTCTTTATCAGAAATATTTTCACTCTTCATACTATCTTTATTATCTTCCATGATTTCGTCTTTACTTTTAATACTCATATTATAATATACTATTATAATATACAGTATCTTTAAGTAAATTATAAAAAAAAATGTTACAAGAATTACATCTTATATCTAAAGATATACAACAATATTCTTTAGAAAAGGGGTACCCTTTTACATTGTTTCCAAGTATTCATCTTCATTATACATATAAAAATATTATACTATCTCCAAGAATATTAAACATGTTATATAATAAAAAAAAGAGCACTAAAACAAAATATATATTTGATGTTAAGCATATTGGAATTCCAATATATTGTAAGATATTATATAATACAAATTATTCTTCTACATATGAAACATATATACAAAAAATACGATCTACACTTCCGTTTTATAAAGATATTTCAAATATGATAATAGAATATTTACCAATATCACCTACCTGGAAACTGCAAAAAAAAATAACATACACTCAAGCAATACCATATTCTCTTTACAATATACTATTATATGAGATTCCTGTTAAAGATTTACATACCTGCTCTATACCAAAATACTATAGAAAAGCACTATATGGAATCTTTCCAAAAAAATCATGTATTTCATCTGTACAATCCAAAAAACCAATTTGTATAGAAAACTATGATCCACATGATATTCTTGTTATGATTTTTTTTACAAACATTTCTTTTTCTTGCAATGAGATAATGTATTCATCTTCAACAGATGATGAAAGTGAATTAGAATATATATAAATATATATACATATATACTATAATAATACATGTTTAATACTCAGAAATGGAATGTAAAAAGTATTATAGGAAATCTGTTCCAAAATCATTAAAAGATTCTTTATGGGATGAGACATTTGGTTCTAATAAAGGAGAGGGTAATTGTTATGTTTGTGGAACAATTATTAATTCCAAGCGATTTGAAGCAGGGCATATTATTGCTGTTTATAATAAAGGAACTACTACATTAGATAATTTAGAGTGTATTTGTTCTACTTGTAATAAGTCAATGGGGACACAAAATTTAGAAAATTTTAAAAAAACATATTTTCCAGCAAGAAAATATATTGTAGAGAGAAAAAATAAAAAAGTTATTTCATATGAACCTTCTGTTAAAGAAGATGTTTATGATGAATTGTTAGAATATAAACTATTATCTTTGGATAAATTTAAATTTACTCAAAATTTAGATTGACCCATTTTTTACAGTAAATTTATACTCTTTTTCTTTAGAAATTAAAGTAAATGTAAAATTTTTGTTCTTTCCAAGATTATTTTTTTTTGTAATTGCTTTTAGAGCTATTTCTGCTGCTTCTTTAGAAGAAGATTTCTTGTATATGGAACTTGGAAATTTGTATCCCTGTGTTACTTTACAAATCTTATAGGAATGTATAGATGTATTTTCTATTTTTCTTGTAATTTTTTTAACATCCTTTGTAGTTTTTTTTTTAACATCCTTTGTAGTTTTTTTTTTAACATCCTTTGTAGTTTTTTTTTCAGTACTAATACTTTTTACTGTAATAACAGTATGATTTTTACATAATTGAAACAAAAATTTTTTAATATCTTTTTTATTGGAACACCAAGACCTATAGAATGGAGTATTTTTAATTTCTTTTTCAAAAGTTTCTAACTCTTCTTTTGAAAAAGTAATATTCATACTAGAAGAAGTGCTTTCTGATTTTGAGATACCAAAAAAGTCCATTTCTTATTTATTATAAGTATATTAACATATATACATATGTATATAACCAATATAGTAAGTATCAATTTTTTTTATATGTACATTTATCGCCCAATAGGATGACGCTTAATTTGTGTTCTTTTCACAACCGATTTCTTTTTTTTTACCGCTTTTTTCCTTTTTACAGGTTTCTTTTTGGAAGATGATTTTTTAACAGATTTCTTTTTTTTAGAAACCTTTTTTTTAGAAACCCTTCTAACTGGTTTTTTCATAGATTTTCTCATAGATTTTTTACGACTTTTGCGCTTAGGCTTTTGAACACTCATACTCGCACCCATGTTTTTTTTTTGTTTAACTATATATAGACAAAATATTTTTATTTTTTAGGCGTATCTTTTTTTTCTATACGATACTACATTATTCTAGGATATGGATATGTTCTATGTCTTTTCCTATTTCTTCTTCGTTTATGTGGACAAGGAGGACAATTGCATGTATTTGTTCGAGGGTATTGTGGAGGTTTTCTTGGAACACGTTGAGGGGGGTGTTGTCGCGGAGGTTGTTGTCGCGGAGGTTGTTGTTGCGGAGGTTGTTGTTGTGGAGGTTGTTGTTGTGGAGGTTGTTGTTGCGGAGGTTGTTGTTGTGGAGGTTGTTGTTGTGGAGGTTGTTGTTGTGGAGGTTGTTGTCGTGGAGGTTGTTGTTGCGGAGGTTGTTGTTGTGTCATATCAGAAATAGCATTTTTATGCAATCCTACTTTGTCAAGTGCTTGTTGAATATATATGTTGGAGTCTTGACTACATAGTGTATCTCGAAAATGTATAAAATCAGAATTCTTGTGTAATTCTTGTAAACAACTCATAAAAATATGGAAACTATAATCTTTAGAAGTTAATTGACAAAGTGTATAAAAACAATGATTTGGAATACCTGAATTAATATGAACCCCTCCATAATCTACATTACTATTTGGATTAATATAATGTTTTCCTTTATATAAGGATGGTTGTGGTTGGGGACTATTTTCTGGTTGTTCCATACTTCGCAAATATGTATTATGATTACTAATATCTTCTCCCATTAACCAATCTTCTTCTCCGTCTATATCATTTTCTTCGTTATCGTCTGTATTATATTTTTCATACATATAAAATTCAAACATTGTCCCAATAACATCGGAATAACTTTCGTTTAATGCTCCTGAATGTCCTTTATATTCCAGATTACAAATATTTTGAACAAGACCATGACTTAATTCATGTCCTACAACATCCATACTAGTTAAGGGGGTAAACATGTCTTTACCATTACCAAAAATCATATAACTTCCAGACCAAAAAGCGTTATCCAGATTATCAATATTTGCCAAACATACAATAGTGCTATTATTATTTATACCAACAATGCCTGTTTTTTCATATAGGAAATGTAGGAAATGCTCTGTATTATACAAAATATCTACTACACAATTATAGGACAATGCTTTTTGTCGTATCTTTTTGTATTCTTCCAATGTTCTAACTGGTTGGTCATCTAGTAAATCAGGATATTCTTTGTCCATTCTTTTGAACATAGTATCATACATGGGATGTTCTGAATATTCTGTAATCTGTTCTTCTATTTTTTCAGCGTCGTTTTTCCTGTTTTCTAAGTATGCTACATGTCCTGTAGAACATAAGTATACCATATAATAATAATAATTATCTTCAAATGACGCTGTTGCAGATGTAAGTCTTTCTAATTGAGAAACATTGTACTTACTTTGTGGATTAATAGAATATTGCTTACAATCAATTACTTTAATTGTAAACTCCTTATCATGAACTTTGGTTGTTGATTCTAACATAAAGGTATCTTTGTTTAGAAGTTGTACGTTTTGTGAAACATTTCCTAGATATGCTGTAAATAGATCATGTTTCTTTTGTTCTCTTTTTACAGAGTACATTGACATATGTTCTTGTATTTGAACATCTTGTTGAATATATGCACTAGATAAGTAATCTTGATACGATTTTCCACATAAATTCATTGTATATATAGACAAAAAATATGTTTGTTTATATATATAATAAATATATTGTAATGTCAAATGTATATATTATGGTATATAGTGGGAAATTTGTACCCAATAAGATTACATCAAATCTTGTTGATACTTGCATAGAATATGGATATGTTTTTATTGGAGTAAATAGTATTGGAAAGTTTCATACATATCAATATAGAGGAAAAAGAGAACATATTGTAGAATTTGTAAAAAAGTGTAGGAATGTTTTCTCAAAATACTCACACTCGATTGTATATAACAATCAAGAGTTGTTACAAAAACCTTCAGAAAATGATATTACATTTATACAAGATAAATCACTTTTACAGTATAAAGAATATAATAAAAAGGTCACTACAAATATTATAAAAAGCAAATTGATATTTTTTTTATCAAATTGCTATAAAAAAGATACAAAATACTATTTTACTATATACTATAAGTCACTAATACGTGGTATTCCTAAAAAAATATTTCACGAATGTTATTGCACAATAGAAGATAATAAAGTTTGTATATATTCTAGTAATAGTATTGTATCTAAGAATATAGAATTATATTTATGTAGACTTTATCAATTATATACAGATTTGAGAAAATAATATTTTTATGTTATATCTGTTTCATTATAATTTGCTTAAAGAAGTAGTTTATTTTTATACATATACTACATTATGTTTGACACACTTTTATCGTTTATAAGAGAAAATCAAGAAAAGTTAATTCCTTTATACTTGGAGGAGTATAAGAAAAACGGAGAAGGATTATTTACAATTATACAAGATAAAAGAAATGTTCATATACAATATTATACAAAAGATGTTCCTTATCCAGAAATATTAAAAGAGTATACGGAAAAAAAAATACAAACAGATTCCAAGGAAATAAAAGTAGAAAATAAGTGGATTATTACAATGCCTATATTAGAACTAGATACAGAAAATACCTTTACAATACCTGTATGGAACATTGTATTAGATAATGGTGATTCACAAATTTTCTTTCAAGGATTTCCCCAAGAAGTAGATATCCAAAATGGAAAAGGAGTACAATTTGTATTAGTTGGAGAACCGGAGAATAAGGATAAATCTAAAAATCATTGGAGTGTTGAATGTACCACAATAGGTAAGAATTTTGTAGATGTATGTAGAGAAGCTTCTATGTTTCGCCACAAGTTTATGACATTTCGTTCAGATTCTAGTTTTAATAAAATTATTATTCCTGGGACAAAAGAACAAGGGCAAAAAATACTAGATAGGATATCTGTTGATATAGATGTTAAAGATTGGGTAGAGAAATGTGCAAAAAATGATACAATAGGTTCCCCTGTAACATATATGTATAATCCATATGGATATATTTCTCCAAATTCGTTACGATATATGAATACCTATTATGAAATTCAAAAATACTTTGGGTCTATAGAAAATTATGATATTGTAGAGTTTGGGGGTGGATATGGGGGGTTGTGTAATATACTATCACAAATGGTTTCTTGGAAATCCTATACATTTATTGAAATAGAAGAAGTTATGGAACTAGCAAAAAAATGTTTTTGTCATTTTCCAGATCAGAAAGTAGATTGTATAACATATAATGATATTGATACAAAAAAGAGATATGATTTATTTATAGGAGAATATAGTTTTTGTGAACTACAAGAAGAAGGAATTCAAAAAAATATATTTCTTTTACAAAATAGCAAAAATGCCTATTTAGTTATGAATACATGGGATTCTACAAAGAAAAAAAAATATAAAAATATGTTATATAACATATTTAATATTATTGAAGAATACCCTGTATATCCTCATTCTGAATGGGGTGATTATGTATGGGTATGTAAGCAAAATATTTGCAAAGTATAATATATAAAGATATACAGTATAATACTATAAATTATAAAAAAAAAAGAGAAATTATTATATACTTTACTACTACATGTATACACGTGCTGGTGCTATTATCCTAAACCATAATTTAACAAAATGTTTAATGGTTTTTCAAAAAAGTTCTTTGTATTGGGGTATTCCTAAAGGAAGTAAGTTGGATAAAAATGAAAATGAATTTGTTTGTATGTTTCGAGAAGTTCAAGAGGAAGTTGGGTTAAATTTCCATTATATAAAATATGAACTTTTAGGAAAAGTTGATATTCATAAGGATTCTTGTATATTTATAATAAGAATATTCCTAAACCCTTTACCAATATGTTCTCCACCACTAGAAGATAATAATGACAATCATGAAATTGAAAAGATTGAATGGGTGCCATTAGAAGAAGCGTATACAAGAAACACAAATTCTGTTACAAGAAAATCTCTTTTAGAATTAAAAAAAAATATACATTTATTTAGAAAGAACAACAATACTCTTGGTAGTATCAATAGATTCTACAGAACTACTTGAATCTTTCATATCTTTATCATATGTTGTATCGCACCAAAAATGTTTGTATAAATTCTCTGTAGAATAAAAAGTTCTTTTACAACTTTTACATATGAAACCTTTTTTTTGTATATTGTTATTTTTTTTTTTTTTACAACATATCATTATTACTCAAAAATTTTTTTGTATTATATAGTATATTATAATAAAAATGCCTGCTAAACTTTTTGCACCTTGTATGAGAGATAAAGGAACAATTGGAAAGAAAAGACAGCTTGAAATGGTCACATATGAAATTGTTTTTTCAGAAGTTTCTAAACGTTATCAAGCACAAGGTGAAAATCCAGCTTGTAAAGGAAAATTAACAAGATTTGTTTCAAAAGATGTTGCTATGCAATGGGAAAAAGAAACTGGTAAAAAAGCTATTGTTATCAAGGATACTCCTGCAAAGAAGGCGGAACGTGAAGCAAAAGCTCAACGAAAGAGAGACAGGAAAGAAAAGAAAAAACAAAAAGAAAAAGAACAGCGTAAAAAAGAACGCATGAAAGCTAAAAAAATGAACGCATAAATTATATATATATATAAATAAATAAAATTATTATTCATAAAATGTCACTATTCGATAGACTCCCCGAAGAGTTATTAGATATAATCAAAAGTTATACTACATTTGATTATATACAATATAAACTATTTTGTAACACGTGTTTATGGGTTACAAATTGGATACATAGTGAAAAAGGTATATGTTGTCCAAATCATAAAGAACATACTATTACCTATAGTATAAAACTACAAAGTATTTCTTCCAATGGATCATATTTTATTATGAAGAAAAAAGAAAGTGGTGAAACAATATTTTTACGAAAGTCCTTATTTTGATTTCTTTTTATTTTTTTATTTCTTTTTATTTTTTGATTTCTTTTTATTTTTTGATTTCTTTTTATTTTTTGATTTCTTTTGTTTCCCAAGATACTCTAGTATATCAAAATATAGTTCCTGTTTCTTATCTTTTTCTTTTTTAAGTTTCCTTATTTCTTTTGATGTTTCTTTACCGGTTCTTTCTATAATAGAAAAAATTTTCTCTAATAATGTATCTATTTCTTTTTCTAGTTTTTTTGCGGATTCTTTTGTAAAAGGCACTTGTTCTTTTACTTCTGTATTTGTCTTTACTTCTGTAAGTATAGCTTCTTTTCCATATTTCTCTAAACACATTTTACAAAAACCTTTTCCTTGTGCTATTCTTTTTTTAGATGATAAACTTGCCTTTTTTGATGTAATTTTACCTGTTTTGGATATAAATAGATCTTTTTTTTGTAAACCACCAGGTGTTTGTCTTGCTAAGTTGTTCCATACTTCACTTCTGTTTCCAATTTTTTTTGTGACTGGGATAATGTCCATTATTATAGTATATTATATACTATATTTATATATTTAATATAGTGTCGGTCTATAGTATGGAACTTGGTATGGAACTTGGTATGGAACTTGGTATGGTGTACTATATCCATAATAACTTCTAGGATGATATGTGGGGTAATATGTAGGATGATGTGTGGGGTAAAAATGGCTCCTAAATCTACTAAAATAGTCATACCAATTATAATATGGTGTAGACGTTAGCATCTGAACTTGTGTTCCTGGACTAAAATGTTCTTTACTTTTTTTACAATTATATACTATAAATAATAGGATTCCAATTATACAAGATACAATAACAACCATTTTTAATACTATATGTATAGTAAATACATAAAATTATGAACTACTAAAATGTTTTCGACAAACACATATATATGACTCTGAACCACCTACAAGAATTGTAGAATCATTTTTAACAATTCTTTTTGTAAATATACCAGGTGTTCCATCCGAACACATTTTACAAAAACCTTGCAATTTGGTTACTGTATCACAAAAAGGTATTATTTCTAGTATTGAAGGAAACGCTTTCCTTTGATAATCACCATCTAGACCAGTAGCAATAACTTTTTTATTATACTTTTCTACTGCATCTTTTATAAATTGTAATGATGTAAAAAATTGGAGTTCTTCAATACATACAATATCAGAATCTAAAAATGCTTTTCTATATTCATCATTCTTCATAATAGTTTCTAAATCAGAAATCATAATACAATCGATACTTAGTTTGTCATGTGTTATAATTTTTTTGTTAGCATACCGAGTATCAAATGAATGATTTATCGCGAATACCTTTTTTCCGATACTTTTGAATATATTTGCTTTTCGTATAAGCATAGTGCTTTTTCCAGAAAACATTGGTCCAATATATAACTCAAGAGACCCCATATCCCAGTTCATTGTGAATAGTGATTTCGTAGTATTGTATATATATCTATCATTTTTTTATATTTAAGTATTTTATTATATATAATTATATTATGGGTATATGTTATTCCAAACAATATACACATCATATAGAATATAAAAATATAAGAAATGTCGATACTATCATAGACAAGACTATAAGAGAAGTTATGGGGGAAGTTGTGGAAGAAGTTATGGAAGAAGTTGTAGGAGAAGTTGTAGGGGGGGATGTAAGAGAAGTTATGGAAGAAGTTGTAGGAGAAGTTGTAGGAGAAGTTATGGACGAAGTTGTAGGAGAAGTTATGGAAGAAGTTGTAGGAGAAGTTATGGAAGAAAAAGAAAAAATATTATATAAAAAAAAAATACAAAACTTGTATTTGGTTGAAATTTCAAGATACAATAGGTATCTTAAATAAAAATAGTCATATCTTGTATAATATGTCACATTTGTATAATAGTATCCTAGTTTTTGTGTTATTATTACTTGTAGTGTTTGTATGTTCTTATTGTAATATAAATACTATGGAAACTTTTACAAATCGTAAAGGCAATTCTCGAAATAATCAACATAATAGACATAAATCACATAATAGACATAAATCACATAATAGACATAAATCACATAATAGACGTAAATCGCATAATAGACATAAATCACATAATAGACATGCGAATATAAATTATGGAAGCCATAGAAATAGGAGATTTCGTAATTATTACAGTCATGTTCCTTTTTATAATACATTGTATCCAGATATACATTGGGGGAATCCTATACAATATTACCCTGAAATACAAAATCCTTCAAGACATCCGAGTTTACATAGCTCATATAATTGGTTTGATTACAGAACATGTCCATCAGGATGTGTAGCAAATACTTCTAGCCCTAGTGGATTTAGTTGTAATAAGACTGATAGCATAACTTCTTGTAGAACTGATTATGATTGTAGTGGTTGTAATGTTCCCGTTATTACATCATATTATTAAACCCATTCAGAATGTGTATAAAATGAAAAAATGAAAACTAAGAAAAAGGGTGCTATAATAATATCTAATGATGCAAAGTATGCTATAATAAAAGCAATAAATGCTTTTTTTACAGATTCCTTTAATTTATAATTCTTATATTCATCTTCTATAACTTGTTCTTTTCCAATAACGTATATTGTGAAACATATAATGAGTAGAGCATATACTACAAATTCTTTATTATACAAGAATAGTTTTTGAAAATGCAATTTATCTTTCTTATAAATATGGTATACTGTAAATACACCAAATAGTATAAATGGTATATCTTCTTGTATTTTTTTATATATTTCTATAGACTTTTCCTTATATTCTATAAAAATATACAGGGTACATAATATTCCAAAAGAGTATAATATTTTTTTTTCTGATTTTGTTAGAAACATTTGTATATATATAGAATGTGTAGAGTATATGTATAATAAATATAATTATAAAATATGGTTTATGAAGCGATACTTAATCTAAGTAGTAAAACTATAATATATTACATAACCAATAAATACAAAAGAACTTATAAATCCAGCCAGTTGAGAACTTTGAACCATATTTATAACTTGATGTCTTTCGCCCATTTCTAATAAGTCATTATTCATTTCTGACAATAGTTCTATTATTTGACACGCTATTTTAGAAATAGTAAGGGCAATATTACGATTAATAGATACAAAGTGACCATTTATATATTTTTGTATAGTAGGATTTGCATTGTATTTTTCTAATTCAGTTTTGATATTTTTTTGTTGTTCTTCTACATTATTTGGATATTTATTAGAATAATGTTCTATAATAGAACCTACAAGAGACATTGTGGTAAATGTAGAATATCTTGTTTTTATTACTTGTGTATTACTTTTTTTACCGAATATAGATGTGATTCTATCTTTATATTTTGTATCTTTATGGATATAAACAACTTGTGAATTATATAAATCCTCCATTGTTTTCATATTTTCCTCTGGTTTAGTAGAACATATTTTTTTATTTGCATTATCTAAAAAGGAATATAATCTATTTATTCTTGGCGGCGTTTCTTTATGTAAAATTTGAAACCTATTACCAATCCATGGTATTATGTATACAGGAAAATATTTAAATTTATTCCACCCTCTTTCTATTACATCTAGAATTGCTATTGCACTTCCTTGTACTATTTCAGGTTCTGTATATCCTAATGCAAATATTACACTATCTAAGAAATAATTAAACATATTTATAAAAACATATATACTTATAAACCATTTTGTAACAATATTTGCTATATCTTTTGACGTTTCACCTGCATCGCAAAAGTCATTCCCTTTGTATATATAAAATATAGCAAAAGACATATAAAAAACAGTATATTTGATAAAAAAATAAATAGAAAAAAAAGTAAAGAATAAAATAATAATATGTATAATGTTTCTTACAAAAGATGCTCGGAACCCTTTACCAAGTAATTTGTTAGTTACAAAATTCATTGACTTTCTTAATGATATAGAAAGTATTTTACTAATAATAGATGGTAGACCAGACCATAAAAATAAAATATAAAAGAAGAAAAGTGCAATATATAAAAAAATAGATATTGAACTTGAACCACCTTTTTGTTCTATGGTAGTTTCTATTGTAGAATTGTTATTTATATTGTACTCATATAACGACTTGTTGTTTTGTAATGTTTTACCTTGGTAGAATAAAGTATGGTTAAGGGTATTTGTTTTTTGTTTTACAGTATATATAGAAGCATATTTGGAAAAAGAATATACGGTATTTTGTATATATACGCGTATACTTGAATTAATCCTTTTCATAGGTTATATTACCTTATATACTATTTATAGTAAAATGATTTTAAAAAAAAAGAAGGTGTATGGGTTTATAAAAAAAGATACTATTCAAAAATATATTACTAAAAATAATACTTATACAAAAAAAATAAAAAGCAACAATATTAAAAATAGTATTATATGTGTTGTAGTATTTTGCGCTATAGCATTCCTATTACATATATATAATTTATGTTGTGCTCATAAAAAAAAAAATACACACTCATATCTTTCTATAATTCCAAGATCTGGAATATATTAATATATGTATTAATATGTATATTGTATATATATATATATTACAAAATATGTATGATAATTGGTTCTTTTTTTTTCATTCTACAAAAAATGAAATAACTATGAAAAATACATCCTATAAAGTAACAAAAGAATATATGCTTAATGGAGATCTAAAAATATCATGTGTTCACCCAGAACCTTGGAGTATAGTTCTAAAACCTACAGTGTATAAGAACAGCTATGAAGAAAAATATGAAATAGATACTATACAAAAATATATCCAGAAAGACTTACATGATATTGTTATTACAAATAATATATCAGAACTTGATAATATTGAAAAAAGGTATAAGGATATGTTAAAAATGTCCATTTCAGGTAATAATAATAATAAAACAATACAAAAAATACAAGAATCTATATTTGCATACAAACATGATATCTATATGAAATCAAATAATATTAAAGAAATTATAGAAATTGAAAAATTATTAGAAGAAGAAAAAAAAAGAGTACAAGAATTACATAATTACAAAAAGATAGTAAAAGATAAAAGTATTATTCAGAAAGGGAAAGTTCCAACACCTCCTTCAATACAAGAGTTGCGTGTAAAAAAATATACAAATAGAAAGATAATTAGTGCATTTGTAAAAGATACTAGTACTAATAATAATAATAGTAATAGTAGTAATAGTAGTACTAGTAATAATAATAATAGTAGTAGTAATAATAGTAATAGTAGTAATAGTAGTGATAATAATACTGTAGAAAAAAAAGGTGGTTTTATTAAAGTTATAAAACTTTTATAAATAGTGTAAGTATAAGGAAGAAGATATAAATAATGCCCCCAAGCTCTTTTATTGATATCAAATACTTCATACTATCATTTTCTATTGGTATGTTTTTTACATACATTTTTGTTCCAACTCCAGAAGTTATTATACAATTTCCAAATCCTATGAATTCTGGAAAAGTACAATACAAGGATGCAACAGATACTTGTTATGTATATGAATCAAAAGAAGTACCATGTACAAATGATGCGGTTGAAAATAGTATACAAAATGTTGGTATGCCATATACAGATAAAAAAAGAAAAAATACATCTATAATAGATAATTTATGGAAAAGGAAGTAAGTAATTACACAGAAGTTCCATTATACGTTTATGAGGAATGGGATCTTATTCAATATATTTTTTCATTTATCTCTCATGTATCAAGAAATATATTTGAAGTAGATACAGTTATTACATGTACAAGTCAAGAAATTATAGATTACTATAATGAATTATCTATTGATGATTATTATGATATCTTTTATCAAGACTTTATAGATTCTTTATTTTTATTTAGAGAAGGTACATCATACGACTATACACGTAAAAGATGGACTATATATCCTTATATACTATTGGATGAATTATATGAAGAATATATACAATATATACCTTATATAGAAAAGCAATTTACCGAATAAAACGGTTTTCTGCTTGTATTATACCAAGACCCATACGGATATCGTCGTCTTCTATACCTCTTTTTAATGGTTTACATTTATCTGATATACGTATTTTTGTAGGAAAATAGGAATTGGAATATGGGTACCTTGTATCATATCCTTTTATATTGTTACCTATAGCACCACCATTCATTACAAATTCATTCTCATATACCCATTCATCTGGTTCTGACTTTCTTTTTTTAGGAATATCTCTAATATTTGTAATAATATTTTGTACGTATCCAGGATTATTAAAAAATATGCTTGTATTCATTACGTCTGACTGGAAGTTACAGTCATTCTTATTATCTATAAAGTCATTATATGCTTTTATAGGGACACAAAATTGTTCTTTTACAAATACCATTGATATCACTATTATTGTTATATAAAAAAAAAGTACAACTATTAATTTTCTACGCATAATACTTTATATGTAGAAAATTATACAGATTGTATATATAGTAAAGAAGAAATATGTCAAATAATTCAATACACAATTCTTTAGAATCTACAGAAAATATTGTTACAGAAACCGATATTATCTCTATTACAAAAGATAATCTTCCAAGAAATGTTTCTTTTTCCATGAGAATTCTTTCTAGAGAACTAGAGGAAATATGCGCAATTGTATTTACAAAAGTATCAGAATATTGTAAAGATAAGGATTTTAACTTTAGCCTTATTGTTGCAAAGTCTATGGAAATTGTTGAATCCTATAAGAAAATTTCTTCAAAAGAAAAATATAATATAGCAACAAGATGTATTATTGAAATTATTAAAAATCAAGAAAATATAGATGAAAATACAAAGAAGGACTTATATATAACTATTCCAGGTTGTATAGAATCTATTATTCAATTGACAAAAGGTGAAAGGGTGAATCGTAATAAAAATAAAAAAGATGTAATTGATTCATTATATGTCACAAAGAGATCTACAGAAAGAATTATAGAATATATTCGTAGAGAAGATTACGATTTTTCAAGTATTCTTGAAAATATTTATTTAATTATTACACAAACCATATATATAGTTGGAGGATATCCTTCTTTGTCTGGAAAAGACAAGAAAAAAATCGCTGTTGAAGTGATTACATATATTATTAAGGAATTTCAAAAAACAGATATTGGCAAAGGTATCCCAGAACACTATATACAAATGGTATTTGATAATATGCCATCTGCAATTGATACATTTATATCTATAAGTAATGGTGTATTCAGCATTAATAATGTAAAGAAATGTTTTTCGTGTTGTATATCATGTTGTTAATAAAAATTGAATAATATTATTGTATAATTGAAAATGGATCCTTCTAAACTTCAAGAATTATGCTGCAAAGATTGTAGAAAAAGAATAAAAAACATACATAAAAAACTTACAATTTTCTAGGAATGGTAATATATATATATGCTCAAGCAACCCTTGGTAAAAATTATTTATATGGAGAAAATTTTTATAAAAAAATATAGATAAAGGAATCGAAATGTTGAAAAAAGCGGCTAATAAAGGTCACATAGATTCTCAATTTGAATTAGCAAAATATTATACAAAAATAACTATTGAATAATAAAAAATAAAATTATTATAATTAAACAAGTTTATTGTATAATTTTTTAATATCTTTTTCTGAAAGAACCTCATTTAATTTTATATTTCTTTCTTTAATACTAATATAGTCCTTAATACTCTTTATTTTCATTAGATTATGTGTATTGTTACCAATATATTGTCCTATATTCAATGCAATTTGCATAATTTTACGCAAAGATGGTTTTTCAGTATTAGGAATACGAACTGTTTGAATTAAAAAATGGTTCTCTTCAATTAGTGATGTATTGCCATTACCATCTATATAATATTCGGGTAATGCCATAATATTTTTATAATACTTTTGTGGTATATTTTTCCATTGTTTAGCTTTGTAGTTACTATTTGATAATATTACTTTTATACTCTTCCAAAAACGTAATCCATCATAATTCTTGTTATCACGTCTCTTGTTTCTTACATATATTAAAATTATACTGAAAAGATCCTCTATTTTTGTATCTTTGTTCATGTGTACTATATATTATATTATTAAATATATAAAAAATTGAATGTATTAGATACATCTATATAAAATAATAGTAAAACAGTCATGAATTCTACCTTTTCTACTCAAATTGAAAAAAGTATTGATAGAGATACTGTTTTGTCTTTCTTTGAGAAACAATATCCTTCTTATAATACAAATATACTAAAAGATATAGAAAAAAGTATTTTTCAGTATATTTTGGACAATACAATTATTCACAATAATATATCTACCACCATAAATATTTTTGTAAAAAAATATAACTATTATATTGCAGAGGTATATAATACACTTCCTTCTATTATTGGTAAGATTGAAAAAAAAGAAATTCAGATTTCTGATATACTATTAAATCCTATTAAAGTATACCCTGAAAATTGGGAATTTGTTATGAAAAGAAAAGAACAAGAAGAAAAGATTCTTACTAAGGAACTTGTCTCAAACAGTGCTGTATCAAAATGCTACAAGTGTAATGAGAAAAATGTATACACTCAAAGTATACAAACAAGAGGTTCTGATGAACCTGCTACTATATTTTATTCTTGTTTAACATGTGGAAATAAATGGAGGTCGTAGTGTTTATATACATATTATTGTAAAAAAGAACATATATAGTCTAACTCAGAATGTACCTTTTCTACATTTGATTCACAACTAACTTGTAAGTATATCTCAGACCAAGTTGTATTATTTGTTTTACTATTTCTTGAAACTCCTATTTTTTCAACAGATACTTCTTTTTTTATAGTATTTCCTTTTTTATTTCTAATAATAAGAAGTATACCTGGTTCTAATTCAAATACTATATCAATTATATCATACACGGTATTATTATATAATGATGGGAAACTGTCATTATGTACTTTATTTTTTTCTACATACAAAGAACATATTTTCTTATCTTTTATATACGGGTCGTTAACAAGAATTGATTTTACTTTCTTGCAAAAATTAGAAGAGTCCATATATATTGTTAGTTCTAGGTTCTCGTGAGAGTATTGGGAATATTCATTAATACTATGGTTATTCTCTCCAAATCTAGAAGACAATTCTATAAATACTTTCTGTATTTTTGAAGCAGGAATTCTTGTTTCATATGTATATGTATTAGAAGAATGTAAAAAATGATATTCTATATATGATTCTTTATTGGTAAACATGTTACGCGATAATGACTTTTTAGAATTTTTCATTATATTGATTATATAATGATTTTATGTTTATATATTTTTATAAAGTGATTTTATATAGTATATACATAGATGTATAATTTGGTACATTATAGTAAAGGGTTGTCTTCTATATTTGAAAAAAGAAGCATATGTAACAAAAACTTATTGATAAAAGGAGCACCAAAGACGCCTGCTATATCTAGAAAATCTGTGCGTATTATTTTTATTATTATATCATTTATTATTGTGATTTCTATAGCATATATAAGTTATTCTTATAAAAAATTACAAGATAATATAGACGATTATGTAAAAAATTGGGAAGAAGAAAGATGTAAGCCAAAAGTTATTCCGTTTGCTTCTATTATTTCTAAAAGAATGGATACTAGTATTTCTGTATCGGATAATATTAAGTTTTGTACTGATTCTTATGTACAAAGTAAGTTTCAATATTTTATATCACCCTTTACAACAATTATCAATAATATAGTTTCTGTTATACAACAATTATTTGAAAAACAAAATGTATTTGAAAATATTGCTAATGGTCTTAGTGATTCTTTAAATTATGCTATAGAAGAAAGTAAAAGTACATTTGATAGATTTACAAAAAAGTTATATACATTAGTAAATGAATCTACTGCTATTTTTTTAAATATTGGTAGAGTGTTTCAAGATATTATTACAGCTATGTTGTATTTAAAAGCAATTATTTATGATATGTTTAATAGTTTATCTCCAATGATATTACCAATGAAATTTGTTTTAGATTTTTTTGGACCTTGTTTTTCCCCTTATACAAATATTACAATGTCCAATTATACTACAAAATCTATATCTAACATTTGTGTTGGTGATACTATTTATAAAGGGGGTAAAGTATTAGCAATACATGTTTTTAATGGCAAAAATACACCTATGTATTCTTATAACAATGTTGTTGTGTCAGGATATCATCTTGTATTTGAAAAAACCCCGATACGAATAGGTTTATCAAAGAAGTCTATTCCCATTTCTATTCGTGAAGATACAATATATTGTCTTACCACAGAAAATGGATATATTGTTTCCAATGATACCATTTTCTCTGACTTTATAGAAGCACAAAATAAGGAGCAAATGAACTATATTTCTAATACAATTATACAATCCTTATCTTCAAACCCTGTTAATACAGAATCAGATAGAGTATGGGGTTTTCACCCAAATACGTATATTAATACGGTAGATGGTATAAAACAATTACAAGATATACAAATAGGAGAATTTTTAGAAAAAAATAATAAAGTAGAAGGTATATCTATTATACAATCTTCTGATATAGATATATATGAATATAATACTATTATAGTTTCAGGAAATGTTATTGTATATGATAATCATTCTTGGAAATATATTTCAAGTTGTGGTAAAAAAATACATAATTATCCTTACTTGTATCATATATATACAACAAAAGGAACCTTGCAAATACAAAATATATTATTTCGTGATTACTACCAAACATATAATAAAAAAACTCATTCTATTATTGATAATACAATAGAATCTGTTATAAGAATATAGTATTCATTATGCAGAACTAATAATGTCTTGCAAGATCTGATGGGTCATTTCGTACATCATTATTACTATATGCTACTTCTTCTATTTTTTCTGGGAATGTAGAAATTTTATCGTATAAAGTTCCTGTATCATATACAGTAGCACCTATATTAGTCATTAATACTGTTAAATGTGGACCAATATGTGTAAAAAGTCCATATTCTGTTGCACCACTTGGATCTCGTGGACCCCAAAAAGGCCAAAGACCTTTTACAGAACTCAATGCCTTAGCTCCTGCAAATTTACCAAAATCTTTTTTATATTCTTCTGAACCAGGATGATGTTCTTTGATTGGGAAAAAGTATGGTGTGGAAACAGCCCATAACAAAACTACAAGTATCATGTAATATTTCATTACGTAGTATACTACTAACTTATAATTTTATTTAATTATAGGATATATATATATAAATGAGTAAAAAAGTGAAAAGAATACAAAAGGATAAAAAAGTACATTTTACTTTTTTTAGACATGGATACTCTTGTTCTAATTTTCTTAAAAATAAAGACCCTGTTTCTTATTATACAAATATGAAAAATTACAAGTATCGTGATGCTCATTTAGTAAATTGGGGAATACTTGGTAGTATATTATCTGGAAAATATGTTCGTGAAAATATACTAAAAAATACAACATATCAAAAAGTATTTGTATCCCCATTACTTCGAACATGGGAAACATTAACTTGTATGTTTCCAGATATTACAGAGTTTGAAGTAGGGCCATATCTACGTGAAGGTATTCCCAGAAGTAAAAAAATAGTATCAAGAATTGTTACAAATCTTACAGATGTTCCTTATTCTTTACAAACAAATATACAAAGATATAATAATTTTGTTACATATGTACAAAATAATGCTCTATTCACGACTATACAAAAACAGTACCCTCGTGTTGAAAATTCTATACAAAAACAATCTTATAAAAAATATACAGGTTTTACAATTTCTAATACTTCCACAAAAGAAAAACAACATACTATGATACAAAAAAATAGTAACGATACGTATCAAAATGATAAATTTGATAAAAAAGGAGATATTATGAAATTTATACAAGATTGTAAAAATAAAGTTTCTCACGATGACAATGTTCTTGTAATATGTCATGGAACTCTTATATTAGCAGATTTTGTGAAAACCTATGCATCCAGGTCTTTTTATAAGACATACAAACATGTTAAACATAATAATAATTATGGATTTTCTATAGATATTACATATCATACTGATAATACACTTACTATAGACTTTTCTATTTTGTATAAAGGATTCTCTATTCCTAACCCTAGTAGTATTGAGAATATGAGCTTAGAATGCTCTATATGTTTTACAGATTTTACAAAATATAACTGTAAAAAAGATGAACAAAATTATTACAATAATATGACATCTCATATTCAGGAAAATTGATTATTTATATAAATAGTATAAAGAATTAGACAAGTATATATTACTGAAAAGAGTTCACTTATTTTTATACAAAGCATGTCTGAAATTAAAGATAATGAAACCTATGACGCTATGGAACATAAAGATCATATTCTTCAAGTTCCGGATACATATATAGGTTCTATTGAACCAGCTGTATTGGAAGATATATGGGTTTGTGAAAATGAAAAATTTACACAAAAACATATTACTATTAGTCCTGGATTCTATAATATTTTTAATGAAATTGTAACAAATTCTTTAGATCAGTGTCCTAGGACACGCGAGTATAAAAAGTCAGATAATACTGTCCAACTTACAACCTCTATCAAGATTACAATTGATATAGAAACAGGAATAATTTCTGTATATAATGATGGTGATGGTATTCCTGTAAAAAAACACGATTCTAAAGATATATACATCCCTGAGTTGATTTTTGGACAACTACTTACATCTAGTAATTATGATAAAACGAAAAAGAAAACGTGGGGTGGTAAGAATGGTTATGGTGCGAAAGTTACAAATATATTTTCAAAATATTTTGAAATAGAAACCGTAGATCATCGTAGAGGAAAAAAATGCAAACAAATTTGGAGAAATAATATGTCTTCACCAGAACAAAAAGCAAAAATTACGTCTTGTAAAACAAAACCCTATACAAAAATAACATTTATACCTGACTACGAACGATTTGAAATGAAGGGTATTACGCAAGAAATATTATCTTTACTAGAAAAAAGAATTTATGATATTGCTGGATGTACTCCTCGAGATGTATCTGTATATTACAATGGTAAGAAGGTACATGTGAAAGATTTTCCAAGTTATGTGGAAATGTATATTGGAAAACAAAAAGATACAAAACGGGTGTATGAAAAAGCAAATGATTCTTGGGAAATTGTAGCATGTGCCTCACCAGATGGTTCTCCAAAACAAGTATCTATTGTAAATGGAATATGCACTATGAATGGTGGAAAACATGTTGATTATATTACAAATCAGATTTGTAGGGAACTTGGTAAAAAAATTAATAAATCAAAAACAAATGGAGTTTCTACAAATCATATCAAAAATAATTTGTGGGTTTTTATCAATTCACTTATTGTGAATCCATCGTTTTCTAGTCAGACAAAAGAATATCTTACAACTCCTGTTTCTAAGTTTGGCTCCAAATGTGAGCTTTCAAAGGACTTTTTTACAAAATTGTATAAGACCGAAATTGTAGAAAGAGCAAGGTTATTAAAATCAGTTCATGATAAGTCCGGTCTTACAAAAACAGATGGTAAGAAAACTAAAAACGTTCGAGGTATCCCTAAGTTAGATGATGCGAATTGGGCAGGGACAGCAAAATCATCCAAATGCACACTAATTGTTACAGAAGGAGATTCGGCAAAAGCTCTTGTTGTATCAGGATTAGGAGTTGTAGGAAGAGACGAGTATGGTGTTTTTCCACTTCGTGGTAAATTATTAAATATTCGTGATGCGTCCGATAAACAAATTACAGGAAACGCAGAAATTCAAAATATGAAAAAGATTCTAGGATTACAACAATCTACAAAATCTATTCAAGAATTACGATATGGAAAAGTACTTATTTTAACCGATCAAGATACAGATGGTTCCCATATTAAAGGACTATTAATGAATATGTTTGCATGTCAATGGTCGCATTTACTGGAACAAGGATTCTTGATTACAATGTATACACCTATTGTAAAAGTTCGGAAAGGAAAAAAGGTTATACAAACATTCTATAATCAATCGGATTATGAAAAATGGAAAGAAACAAATTCTTTACAAGGACTTACAATTAAGTATTACAAAGGACTCGGTACTTCAACAAAACAAGAAGCAAAAGAGTATTTTTCTAATTTACATTTGATACAATATAAATGGTGTCAAGAATCAGAACAATCTTTGACTTTGGCATTTGATAAACAGATGGCAAACAAAAGAAAAAGTTGGTTAAGTCATTATGATAAAAAACAAGTACTAAACCCATTAGAAAAAAATATTTCCTATAAGGAATTTATTAATAAAGAACTAATTCATTTTTCGAATTATGATAATAATCGGTCCATTCCATCTTTTTGTGATGGAAACAAACCTTCTCAACGAAAAGCACTATATACATTTTTCGCAAAAAATATTGTGAAAGAACTAAAAGTTGCTCAAGTTACAGGATATGTTACAAGTGAAACCGCATACCACCATGGAGAATCTTCTATGGAAGGAACTATTATTGGACTTGCACAAGATTATGTAGGTTCTAATAATATTAATTTACTAAGACCAGAAGGAATGTTTGGAACAAGAATTCAAGGTGGTAAAGATTGTGCACAATCAAGATATATTTTCACAAATCTTGAAAAAATCGCAAGGTCTATTTATAAAAAAGATGATGAGCCATTGCTTAATTTCTTATATGAAGAAGGAAAAGGTATTGAACCAGATTGGTATGTACCAATTATTCCTATGATTTTAGTGAATGGTTCCCATGGTATTGGAACTGGTTTTAGTACACATGTTCCTTGTTATAATCCAAAAGATATTATTACAAATATTCAATGTATGATGAACAATACATTAATGAAACCATTACATCCATGGTATAGAAAATTTAGAGGTTCTTTTGTTCAAAAGGAAATTCAAGGGTCTATGAAATGGTTTACACAAGGTGTATGGAAAGTAAAAAATCCAACCACTATTGAAATTACAGAATTACCTATTGGTGTTTGGACGGATGATTATCATCAACACATAGAAACATTACTTATAGATAATTCTGAAAAAGATACAAAAAAGAAGAAAAAACAATGTATTACAGATTATAAAAAATGTAATGATCATGATGATGAAAATGTTCATTTATTAATTACATTTAAAAGAGACACTCTTTCAAAACTTCTAGAAAATACAGATAAACTTGTTTCTCTGCTAAAGTTAGAAGAATCTAAGAGTTGTTCTACATCCAATCTACATGTTTTTGATCCTTTAGGAGAAATTGTAAAATTTTATAATCCAAATGGGATGCTTCGAGCATATTATAGGATTCGACTACCTTTTTATAAAAAACGTAAAGAATACCAAACATTATTTTTACAAAGAGAGATTGCGTATATATCTGAAAAAATACGATTTGTTCAAGGAATTATTGATGAAACTATTCATATTAGTAAAAAACCAAATGATGAAATTCTACGCATTTTACGTGATTCAAATACATTTTTACCAGATCCTTCTAAAAAAGATATAATGTTATCTCCTATTAATGAGAAAGTGTATTCTGTTGCTTTAGAAAATGAAGTAAGAAGGTATTCTACAGAAGATTGTAAAAACTCAGATGAAGAAAATGAACCAGAGTTTGATGAATCGCATCCTAATGGTCAAGAACCATATATGGAAGACAACGTAATTGTTTCATCTAATACAGAACAAAAAGAAGAAGTTCGTGATACAAAAAAAATATTATCAGAAGACTATGGATATTTACTGAATATGAATATTTGGTCTCTTACACAAGAGAAAGTGGATGAATTACAAAAAATACTAGAGAAAAAGAAGAAAGATGTAGAGTATTTTATAAAAATTACTCCTAAAGAACTTTGGAATATAGATTTACAAGAACTTTTATCTTTCTTGTAATACTTTTGGTTGTAAAACATACACATACTCTTTATAATAGTAAGAAGGCTTTGGATATTGTATTTTTTGAATAATATCTATTGAATTCTTTTTACAAAATAGTTCAAAATTACATATAGTAGGTGTATATAAAGGTATGATATATGTATATATATTTTTATCTATAGTGAATGTTTCTTTTTGAAGGTAATTTAGTGTATTTTTTATAAATTTTTTTTCATAATATATAGTTGTATTATTGTTATTATATTGTAATTTTTTATACTCAGGATATAATGTATTTGTATCTATAATACAAATAAATATATATCCTGTTTTTTTTATTTTTTTACAAAATTGTTGAATCACCCATTCCCAATGTTTATAACTGAATAGTAATGTAGTAAAACATCCTATTCCGTCAACATATATAGAAGAGTATAATGTGTGTATTGTAGAAACTTCTTTATTATAGAATATTTTTGTAGGATATTTCTTTTTTGCGTTTTCAATCATTTCATAAGAACTATCTATTCCAAAGTTGTTGGTAGTTTGTAAATACGAAAAAATGGAAGCTGTCCGACAATATGTATCTATATAATAAAAATCATTTGGCAAATACCGATTCACTATATTCGCATAATGTAGTGCTTTTTTACTATTATTTTGAATATCGTCATATAATAAAGCATATAGTTCATCGTATATTTGTGTTTTTGTTCCTTTTGGTATATGAAATTCTTTTTGTAATTGTATTGGTTTTTTTATATACAATGTATAGTATTTATACATTTTTTCTTTACCAAATAGAGTATAATATCTATATATAATTTATATAAAAAAAACAAAGTATTCTATATATATATATATATAAAATAATAATGGAAGAACATAAAAAAACATTATGTAATACTGATAATACGGATAATAGTATTACAAAATGTATAAAAAAGAAAGAACCAAAAAAAATATGTGAAGAAAAAAAAAAGTATGAAATACAATCTATGTTTTCAAAAGAAGAATTACAAGTATTACTCAAATTGTTCCCATAAAAAAAAATTGATTACATTATTGTGAAGGACATTGTATTACTATTTTAACTCGCGTGAAGAACTTTTCGGTTGCTTTTGAGAATTAATTCTAATACTTTTGTAAAAAGTCTTGCGATGGAACAAAAACTTCCCCAAAAACCCATCTGGATGGAGAAGTACACAACTATTTCTTCAACTTCCACGCCAGAAAGCCTTCTGATGTGCATCAAGGATCATTTTCAAAAGGCTGAGATTGACTTTGAGTTCGTGAAAGATGACTCCAAGATCAAAGCTTTATGTGGAAACCAGGGTCGGAGATGCAAATTCAATGTCAGGCTCTTCCGTGGTGACGGCAAGGGCGAGGTTTTAGTCGAATTCCAGAGACGCTGCGGCGATATCCTTGCGTTCACATCGATGTACCGCAATGTTCTGGAATCCCTACAACAAGCAGATTTGATCAAAGGTCCCAAAAAGGCTCATGCTTCTTCTGTTGCTGCGACTTCGTCGGTGGAAAAACCTTTAGAAATTCCAGCAGACCTTGTCGAACNTTCGCTCGAAGAGCTCTCCCTCGACGCTGCCGCTGTGCAGTCTCTCTACGATATGGCAGAGTGTNAACTGGTTGATGTGCAAAGGGAAGGATTGTCCGCCCTCGCGTCCGTCACCGTCGACAGCCAAGCAAACCAGGCAAAGCTTGTTGGATCTCAAGACAAGATCATTCGCATTTTGAATTCGGCTCTAGTTAGTGCCAACGAAGAGAACAACCACTACGGTGCTGTCCTGTTGGCAAACGTCAGCGCACAAGCTTCTGTTCAGAAAACACTCACGGAGCAGCTGCTGCCACCTATTGTAGATTTGATGGGTGCTTGTGTAACATTGGCCAACAAAGACACTAAGCGCTACCTGGCGCGTGCTCTGCTCAACCTCTCGAGCCCCGAGAATGTAGGTGAACTCAAGCAGTCCAAGGACTTTGCCGCGGTTGAAAAAGTGCTTTCTGTCTGTCTCAAACTGGATGATACGGCCTTGAATGGTATTGTAAGGCAAATTCAGCTTTTGCTGAAAGCCTAAATTGGTGAGAAACTCACATAAGCATGTGGGTTTCACACAAAGAAAAAATAGTATATTTAGATAATAAAAAAAAAATTGACACGGGGAGGGTAAAGGGTATTATAACACTATTTTCACTCGAGCGAAGAACTTTTCGGTTGCTTTTTTGTGTTGCTTTTGAGGACATAAGAAAGTATGGAAGGTAGCATATCGCTAGACAAAGTTGTCAATAATGTTCTCGGCTATAAATGGGACGAGATCCCTCTTTCTTACAAAGGAATCATTGAGTTCCTTCGTAGGAGTTTTCTCCACCGGTCCGTTAAACCGTGGTCTGTATTTTGTAGGACAGTGAACACGTTTTTCAATTCTCTCTTTGAGGCCTTTTATCAAATTGGCTTTAAAGATTTTTCAGATGAAAAATCTTCGGAGGAATCTGAAGAAAGCCCTCGTAAAGCGAGAAAGAAAGCGAAAAAGAGAGCGAGTAAAGCGAGAAAGAGAGCAAAAAGAGCGAGTAAAGCGAGAAAGAGAGCAAAAAGAGAAAGCTGCGATCATCAGTTGATTGTTTTGAAAATGCTGAACAACGTTTCAAAAAGAATTAGAAAAAAACTTCAAAAACTTTTTGAACCCTTTATAGCCCATGCATCCGAACCAGAGACTGAGGCTGAGACATGGGCTGAGGCTGAGACATGGGCTGAGGCTGAGGCTGAGACTGAGACTGAGACTGAGGCACTAGAGACCCTCCTAAGAGAGATATATATCGCTTTCTGCTTGTCGTATAGAGCAGGACTGTATAAAGCTTTCTACGAATATACTAAAAAAAGTTGAGCCATCAAACAAGTGGCTGTGAAAAGAAAAATAATAGTATATATATATATATGTCTAAAAATATAAAAAAAATTCATAATAAACTAGCGAAACAAGTTATTGATATACGAAAAGCTATACGAAAAACATATTTTGAAGGAGTTGTTACATTTATTATTATATTTGGAATATATTATTCTAGAAATAATAGGAATCATGATAATACAAAGGACTTGCATTATAGAAGAAATATGTATATTCTTGTAGGGGTATTTATTGGATACACATTATTATATTTACTTACTTCTGTAAAGACAAGTATAGTATTTATATACACAAGTATTCTTGTAAGAGTATTTGGTATATACACTATATTTACATATATACAAGATACTTGGTTATAATTCTTATTTTTTATTACCCAATTTACCTATATTTTATCATACATTTTTTTTATAAAAAAATAAAACTATAGAGGATTTGTAATTTTATTTTTTATCAAATAGTATATACGATGCCAAAAATTTCAAAATTTCAAAATTTTTCTTCTTTACTCCGTAAAAAGAAAGGTTTATTACAATGTATTTTTAGTACATTACTTTTTCAAGTAAGTGTGACTACTTTGGTTGTATATTTTTTACATAAAAATAACCCGAATATACTTCAAGTAAAAAAAAATAGTATTCTATTTCTTGTATTTTCTCTTATTGTTGGAATTGTATTAATATATTGTATGGCATTTGTAAAAATGGAATTTTATAAAAGATTTATTCTTTTTGTAATATTCAGTATTATACAAGGTGTATTATTATATATTGCCACTGAAAAAATACCTGAAGAAGTTATTTTATCAGCTCTTTTTTCTACTATTTCTATATTTGTACTATGTATAAGTTTTGGATTTATTCTTGTATATTTTGGTTTTGATATACAATGGATTGGAATACTATTATTTTTTGTATTACTTGGACTAATTATTACAAGAATTGTATATATTTTTATACCTCCTTCAGAAAACAAAAAAAGAATATTGACAACTATTTCTATACTATTATTTAGTATATATATTTTATATGATACAAATACTATTTTATTGCGATATGAAGATACAAAAGTAAATTGTATTCGAGGAGCATTAGACTATTATTTAGATATAGGAAACTTGTTTATTAATTTATTAGATAATAATTAAAATCCTATATTGTTTATTATATTAATCAACAAGTTCATCTTGAACAATAGTTTGTAAAAAAAGATATTTTACTAGTCTTGAAAAGGAACATGTACTAGTATTATGAAGTCTATAAAGAATATAATAATGTAAGTTATTCTTAATAGTATAAAAAAAAGAAAACCATTCTTTGTGCAAAGGTTCCTTTATTGTATAATGTTCATCTATAGGATTGCGAAACCATTCTTCAATATGTCTCACATCCAAGTTATAGTTATATGTAATATAATTCTTTGCATCATTTTTATTTTTTATAGGAAAATCAATAGTACAATCTCTTTTTTTACATAATTCCCATGTTGTATATATAGAAATTTGGTCTCCACGGTCATCATCTGTTGATGTTCTTGTTATATCCATAGTATCTAGATTTTGTAGTATTGTTTTATCAAAATCTGTATAAGTAAGTCTTTTTGATAACCAAGTAAGAAAATTATGTAATGATTTTGTAAAACAACCTATTATCTTACAGTTATCTTTGTATTTTTTAGTATTTCTTTCAATATACTCTATAAATTCTTGTAATACTTGTACCTTGTTTTCTGTAGGTTCTACAGAAGACCATTGTTCTTTAAATAATGGAAAAAAAGATGTTCTATATCCTATTTTTTTTTCATCTATTACTGGAAATGATAAATCCGATACTTTTTTTTTATTATCTGGTGTATATCCAGGAGGATAAAAAGGTGTAGCACATGGGTTTGAACCTAATTGACTAATCGACATAATGCAATATAGGTACACAACTTAGTTTAGAACACCACAATCTAGTTAATTTTAATTATACAATAACTTTTATATAAATATCAATTTTTATATAAGAGGTATAATTAGAATATACTATATATTTACGATAATATGCTTGATTTTTCAGATGTTCTAATAAGACCTCAAAAAACAGATTTATACAGTCGTTCGAAAATTAAAGTATCCGAAAAATACAAATTCTTACATTCTCCAATTGAATGGGAAGGAACGCCTATTATTGCGGCAAATATGGATACAACAGGAACATTTGAAGTATATAATGTTCTTAGTAAATACAAATGTATTACCGCAATGCATAAATTTTATTCTCCAGAAGAATACAAAGAAGCATATACAAAATATACACTAGATCCTAACTATTTTATGGTTTCTACAGGAATTACAGAGGATTCTTTACAATATCTAAAAGATGTATTTTCTGTTATTTCTTGTAATTGGATATGTATTGATGTAGCAAATGGATATATGACTTCATTGGTCCCTTTTTGTAAAAAAGTACGGGAAATGTTTCCAGATAAAATTATTGTTGCTGGAAATGTAGTTACTGGAGATGTTGTACAAGAATTACTTGTAGATGGAAAAGTAGATGTTGTAAAAATTGGTATTGGACCAGGTTCCGCTTGCACTACACGAATTAAAACAGGTGTAGGAATGCCTCAACTATCTGCTATTATGGAATGTGCGAAGTCTGCTAAAAAAGTTGGAGGATATATTATAGGAGATGGTGGTATTACATGTCCGGGGGATTGTTCAAAAGCATTTGGTGCTGGTGCTACCTTTGTTATGATGGGTGGTGTTTTTGCCGGTCATGACGAAAATCCAGGAAATATGATTGAAAAGAATGGAATTTCATACAAGTCTTTTTATGGTATGAGTTCTTCATTTGCTATGAAAAAACATTATAATGGAGTAAAAAAATACAGGACTTCGGAAGGAAGACATATTCTTGTAAAATATAAAGGTTCTCTAGAGAATACTATATTGGATTATATTGGTGGAATACGAAGTACTTGTACATATATTAATTCTCCGTCTATTCGACAAATGAAAGAACATACTACATTTTTACAAGTTCGTAATCAGTATAATAGTAGTTTATTGTAAATGAATGTTTTGTATGTATATAGTATATGTTAAAGAATCATCAAAAAATACTTAATATAAAAAAAAAATCTAAAAAACAACTCATAAAACAAGGTTATGAAATAGTTAAAAACATGAAAAACACATACAAAAAACTATCAGTAATTGAAAAGGAATTATTATATAAATATAAAAATACTTACTATAATATAATTAGAAATTATATAATACACGGAGGTGTATCATATACAGATATTATAAATAGTATTAACAAAAATAGAAGAGATTCTGTTAATATAGGACTTTTATATAATAATTTTATTACAGAAATAGAAAATAATATTACTCTACTTGATAATATTATCAAAAAAAATGGTATTACAAAAAAAATAAATGTGTATAGAGGAATATATGCAACTGATAATAAACAATATTTTCTTACAAAAATACATAATATTTCTAAGAAAAAAGGAAATATACTAGATATAGAAACATTTCAAAGCACTACATTAGATATTTATACATCAGAAGACTTTATTAAATATACTTCAAAAAAAGGTATTATACTCGAAATTGAAACAAACGGATTTCCTTATATTTATTTACCATGGAATATAGGAAAAGAACCAATAAATAAAGAACTATTATATAATAGTGAATTTGAATTATTATTACCAAAAAATTTACAAATGGAATATGTTTGTAAAAAAAAGATATATATTGATAAGATAAATATTCAAAATTGGAGAAATTATAAAAAAAAAGGTGATGTTAATTTTATAGAAACCTATATATATACATTTAGAATTATTGGATATTTTACACCAAAAGAAAAGAAAAAACAGGACTTTTTATCTATTCCAGTAGATGATATAAATACATTATACTTGATGTAATATATATTTATTTTTTATACTATTTTATATATATATTACCTATCGCATTCTCTGTGGAATGAACTCAGGTGCGCCTGCTCTCAGGTCTGAGTAGAAGGGAGTCTTTGCCTCAGGCTCAGGCTCAGGCTCAGGCTCAGGCTCAGGCTCAGGCTCAGGCTCAGGCTCAGGCTCAGGCTCAGGCTCAGGCTCAGGCTCAGGCTCAGGCTCAGCATCAGCATCAGCATCCGCATCCGCATCCGCATCAGCATCAGCATCCGCATCAGCATCAACATTCATATCTTCCGGAGCCGGAGGGTCTTCCATGACTTCACGAGAAAGTCGAAAAATCTCTTCAATTACATCTTCCATATTGCCGTGCCTCCGGATATCATCATATTTCAGATGATCCACATATAGTAGATCTCCATCAGGGCCTACAAGTGCAGTCTCCAGATTATTGCTATCTCCTGGAAAGGCCACAGACACTCCATGAACTCCATGTGGGTTCTGTGGAAAAGTCAGACGAAAACTCCAGTGCTGTGGAACATCGTCCGAGAATGTAATTCCAGCATTCCGCAACCTAGCGTCCTGTCTCATAGTATCCCAGACCCCCCTTATGCAATAAGTGTTTCTTCTCTGAGCTATAATCATTTTCCGAATAAAATCATCCATATTGTTCTGAAAGTTTTCTTTGTAAAAGGTCTTCCCAATAAAGTGAAAATAGTATATATTATATTAAAATATTTTTAATCAATTTTTTTTTTCATATTTATGCGTAATACTATTATATGTAGCACCTTCTTCGATACACCCATATATATTTTCTAAAAATGTTTTTACATTATTTGGTGCTGGAAATAAGGTATTTTCAAGTGTAATAGATTGTATAGGAAAAATGGTGTTTTTAGCGTGTATTGCTGGATTGGTATAAGCATAATACAATTGTTTATACGAATTTGTTTCTGGATTATATACATAAAATTGTAAATCTGCTGTTACATGGTGATAATCCGCTCCTTTGTATTGAGGTCCTTGCAGTATATAAGAACCTTTAGATTTATCGAAAACCTCTATTTTCAAACAATACGATTCTACGAGTCTGCAAGAATATTTACCAGGTAAATGATTTTTTATAAACCGGTATATCCCTTTTACTTCCTCTATATTTTTAGTAAAAATAGCAAAATCAAAGTCGTCGTCATGAGGTATAAATTTCTTATTTCGAAATGCTCCTAATAATGTTCCATTTTCTATAGTATACGCAATATCCAAAGTAGATAATATTTTTTTATGTAGAAATGTTGCAAGTTCTAATCTATCTTTTCCATATTTATTACAACCAGATTCTATATTCTTGTAATTATTGTATTCCATTTTATAATATATGTTTTATAATACTTTCATTTTCACAATATATATAGTCAAAATGTTTACTATTATACATTATCCAATAAAATATACCCATCTTCGATATTCTCATTTTCCCTCTCACTTTCTCCTTTATACTTGTAATAATAACAAATAGTAACCATTAAACATATCCCAAAAGACACATATGTAAAAAAGTATACAAGTGTATCTTGTAATATGTTATGTGTTTTACTATGAATACTGATATATAAGTATGTGATAAATAGTAATAGACATAATAGACTACATAGTAAAGAACTATATATAGGTCTTTTATGTAGATAATACTTCTTTACACATTGTACAATCATTTTCTTTATTGTATAATATATTTTTGTTATTGCTATTATATAGTATGTTGTATAAACATAAGAATTTTATAATAACAATAATACTTTTATTGTGTATATGTTTCTTATGTTGTTATAACAAAATTGTGTATAATATAATAACAAAATGTATTATTTCTTCTAATGCTTATCTTAATAGTATAACAAAAAATACAAGGGGTAAAAATTATTGGCTAACAAATAGTAATAACAATTGTTTTATTACAACTTGGCATATATATCATTTTGTTCAATATTTAATACTAGGAATTGTTTTTCCTTCTTATCATATAATTTTACTTATATTAGGTATAGTATTTGAGATTCTTGAAAAGTATGTATTTCAATGCGATGATATATTAGATATAGCATTCAATATTCTTGGTTTGTATATAGGAGTATTTATAGGAAAATATATATAAATAATTCTATTATAAGATATACTATATACATATTATGCCTAGTGGAGCACTTGTTCAACTACAATTTAAAGGGTCTGAAGATGTATATTTAACAGGAAATCCAAGCATTACCTTTTTTAAACATTCTTTTCAAAAATATACAAGTTTTGCTTGCGAATGGATTGAAGAATGTTTTGAGTCCAGCAAACCTCTTCAAACAACTATTCAAATTCAAAAAAAAATAAAAATACGAAGACATGGTGATTTATTAAGTGATATTGCTCTTGTATTTGATTTACCAAACATATATTCTTCTCCCGAGGAGAATTTTTCATGGATTGATAATATTGGACATATATTTATGAGAAATGTAGAATTTATTATAGGTGGTCAGGTAATATCTAGATTATACGGCCAATGGATGAATATATGGTATGAACTAATTACACCAGTGTCTAAAAGAAAAGGTTTAGATGTATCTATTGGAAATATAGAAGAACTTACTAATCCAACACATTATAATGGAAGTATTCACGAAGCAGAGTATCCAACTATTCTAAAAAGAAGATTACGAGTTCCTCTTCCTTTTTGGTTTACAGAACACCCTGGATTAGCTCTTCCTCTTATTGCGATTCAATATACAGATATATATATTCATTTTGATTTTCGTTCTATAAATGAACTATTTACAATAGGGAAGCCTTCTATAAATCCAAAAGAATTGTTTGAAAACCCTACAACCGAACATAATAGAAACTTACGAAATACCCTGACCAACGATGGATACACATATGAAAATATTTTTTGGAAATTTGTATCTGGATTACAAACACCTGGTATATGGAATCAAAATATGTATATAGACTGTAAATACATATTTTTAGACGAACAAGAAAGAAAAATATTTGCTGGAGCAAAATCAGAATATCTTCTGACACAGGTAGAAAGAATTGATAGACACGGTCTTCATGGAACATTTCAAGAAGATATTGAGTTTTTTCATCCTGTAAAAGAAATGATATGGGTATTTCAAAGAAGCGATATTGAGTATAGAAATCAATGGACAAATTATACAAATTTTTTACACAAAAAGGATTACCCTATATACAAAAATATATCAAAAAATCATAATATGTTAGAAATTTTTGGACTATCTCCGACATCCATATTAGATTATCCTCTACCATCTGGTATGACTATACAAGAATTTCAGAAACATTTGTATGAATCAGATATAGAAAAATTACCATCTACAAACTCAAATGCTTTTAATACATATGGTAATATTATGTATTTTGGAGAATTTTTGTTCAATACACATTCTAGACAAATTGTAAAATCGGATATATATTATGAAACAGAACCTTACAAATCACATACAAATTATCCAGATTCTAAGATATATTCATTTAGTTTTTCTCTAGAACCTGAAAAATTTCAACCAAATGGAACAGCTAATTTTTCACAATACTCTAAATCACAATTTCGTGCAACTTTACAAGAGACAAAAAATCCTGAAGAAGATAGTAATGAAGAAAAACTAACCTACTCTATGTTTTTTTATGTAAGAAACTTAAATATTCTTCGTATCCAAGGTGGATTGGCAAATCTTGTATTTGCGAATTAAGGTAATAGTGTCAAAAAAAAAATGATATTTGTGTATATAATAAATACTATAATAATACAAAAAATACATAAAAAAAAAGAACCTATCACAACATGGGATTACATGACGATTTTTTTTCAAATCTTAAGGATCTTTGGAGAAATAACACATTATATTTTGATACAATATATCCAGGGAAAGTTTCAAACAAAAAAATGAGTTTTATACATAAAATTATATTGTATGATATCTCATATATACTATACCAATATACAGGAGATGTACTTGATACTTCTACTAGAAATTCCTGGAAAAATATACACAAACCAGATATATTGTATATAGACAAATATTCTATAGAATTGGGTAAAATACTACATAATACATCTTGTTATGTAGAAAAAGAAAATATTATTAATTTTTTTATAGATTTACTTTATGTTTCATTCTCTATTAAGGATATAATGCAAGATTTATAAAAAAAAAAATCAAAATGTAATTTTTGAGCATTTCATAAAGGTTATTACAATTAAAGCATTTGTGGAGAATATTCTAGTATAAAATGTTCTTGTAGTATAAAAAATAAAAATAGTATTACGCATAAATATTAAAAAAAAAAAATTGACACGGGGGGGGGGGGAAGAACATTGTATTACTATTTTCACTTGAGTGAAGAACTCTTTGGTTGCTTTTG